ACTTCTTTGCCATCAGGGAACCCTTCTAACATAACCCATGCCTTGCGAAACATAACCTGTTGAGAAAAATCTAGCTTCACTGAAGATTTGTACTAGGTCTGAATCTGATGTTTGTACAACTTGTATATTGAAATTATCTTGCGGTGAACCTGTGAAGTCACCATCTGGATTCAATAACCAATACTCAGGAACAACTGAATAGTCAGTAGTTTCATATACTGCTATTAGCTTCTGTCCTCCTGATCCAGTTTGTATCCACTCCCATTGGTTTTCTACTTCATTAAAAGCAATTACCTGATCCTCGCTTGTAGTACCAATAAATAGCTCCTTGTTATAATTAGTAGAATTAGCAATGCTCACCTCTGGCAACACACCACCTTCAAATATTCCCGTTAATGTAAGACCCGCAATTGGTGAAGTTGCAAATATAGAAACTGTAGATGCCTCTACTCCACTCAAAGCCTCTGCTTCTACTGGATCAACATCATACAATGTATATGGATTTGGTGGAGTCAGGTTATTAATGGACTCCTGCAGCTGATCGATCTTTGCATCTACTATCTCTAGGATTTGGTCTTTTGCTAATGCTATTCCAATCCTTAGTAGTTCATCTACATCTGGTTTATCATAAAAGTCATCAAGCAATGCTCGTTCATCTAACTTGATCTTATTGTCATTTATTAAACCAATAACTTCATTTGGTGTTGTAAATATTTCGTCTAAACCGCTTATCTCGGATGCCTGATGCTGATGCGATGCGTCAGCCTTATTTGCCAAGTCTCCTTGGGTTGCGAAATTACTAGATTCCGCTCTTGTAATGTAGTCTGAATGTACATGACTTGCATCTGCTTTTGCTGCTATTAAAGCTTCTAGTGCAGTTACTGCTAACTGGAGTGCGGACACAGTAGCTCGATCTGCTATGGATGCATTTATAATATCATGCTCCTGAGAGTTCGATGTGATCTGTGAGGCTAAGTCACTAACTACATCAGATACATCAGATTCGATAGCAGTATCTTTATTCTTAAGTGTTTCTATTTGATCGCTAACAGATTGGATATCACTAGCAAATGCCTGAGATAGTTGCGCATCTAAGTCCTTAACTTCGCTCAGCGTAGGGTGCTGACCCTTGTATGTATCGTAATCGCTTTTATGGTCTTCAGCGAATGCTTTTAAATCATCAATCCGTGATGAAAGATTTGTTACGCTTACACCAGTAGCTAATTCTCCGCTCGAAACGTCCTCATTAATATGTGCAAGACTTTCGATTAAACTGTGAAAGTCGGCTTCACCTATACGCTGACCCTTGCTGAATCTTGTTTTTAATTGATTTCGACTATCCATCGCCTAGTAAGAATCCCTCCTCCCCGAGTGTTTCTGTTGATGCAATATTATTAAAACCAACTTGCTCACGGATGTTTGCAAAAATTGATCTTCTTAATTGCTGGTAAATTTGAAAGTTATTCTGTGCTGAACTTGCATCATCATTTACATCTCTTTGGAAATGATACTTGACATAATGGTAAACAGCTAGAGCTTCATCATCCCCAAGCTTAGTCTGCTCCTCTCGCTCAGAACCTGTACACTCAAACAAAGGCTTGAATATTTTCTCCTGACTAAAATAGATTGTTAATGTTTCATCATCCCTGAGCAATGGAGCACTATAAAACTTTCCATTCTCAAAAACCATTTTCCCAGGATATCCTGCAGTTCTCGGAGAGTTGCCACCGTCAATTAGACTAAACTTCGCCAACTCTGTGTAAACTTTAGGGCGAAAATAAGTAGATGTTTCCTCACCTCGATCTGCATCTGGAAGCCTGCGAACTACAATATCTTTAATCCTAGAATTACTATAATTAAAATCACCAATCTCAGCCTTACCTTCACTATGATCCTCAAGGTCACTTTCGGTAAATGAAACAGAACCTGTATGCTCGCGCAATAAAGGTATGTACCTCTGTAAGTCTCTTACACCATTAACTATCTGTCTGTCCCTAAACTTTTCTATGCCTCGTCCCTTTCGAGAACCATCGACAAGCAAAAGATCATTTACTGCGTCGTTGAATGCTTGCCAAGTTTTCATCTTTATCAAATATATCGTCTATTAGTTTTTTAACCTTAAATTTGGTATACAAGAATGGAGCGACCAAGAATACCAATCCACCTACTGCAATCATAATTATGATGTCATAGATTCCAGAAACTAATGTATCTATCCATGTTTTCTGATTACCCTCGCTCTGTTTTATTAGGCTAACAATCTCGGTAAGCTCTTCCTCATCAAAGTTGGATCGTTTTATCTCATCATTCTTAAACAACTCACCAGCAGCACTGCCCACCATTCCGCCAGCAATACTACCACCTACACCGCCTACACTGCCTGCCCCTGCTCCCAATCCCGCACCAATGGAGGGATAAAGGGTCGCCTTATTGCAACCCGATAAAAGAATAAATAAAGCCACCAGTATCCATCTCATGAGGTATAGTAGCCAGTCACTGCACCTGAAACTCTGTACTCGTCGAGGTTATGTATGCAGTAATATTCTTTGGTTGAAGAAGGTAGCAATTCTTCCTCCCCACTTACATCACGATATACAAATAAGCTCTCTATATCCTGAGAACTAACACCGTCAGAACCCATACCCACAACAAATGAATTTTGTGCAAATATTTCATCGAGCATACCAACTCCAGTAGATGTAATTGTGTTAGTGTAAACTTGAGTCCATTCTCCAGAAAAGGCAGGCTCTTCCTTAAATAAGTTAATGGTAAACTCCGAGTTGCTGGCTGTAGCCTCAAGGTTAACTCTGTACCATCTATCTAATATAGCGTCAGGCAAAGTTTCGTCAGCTACATTACCTTTGAACAACCGAAACTCTGGCACATTTGATGAATCCAATCCTACACCTAGAGCTAATGCAGGAAGATTAGTGTCAATTGCTTGCTTGCTCGTGTAAATACCAAAAGGTTTTACAGCGAAATCAGGCTCTTCTGCATTTGTCCATCCTATTGAGTTAATCCTGAAGTAAGATTGCACCCCAAAAAAAGACTCAGTAGTTTCAACAGAATCGTAAGCCGCAGAATCTCCAGCATGGGTGATTCTTAAAACTGAGCTTTGACCATTCGGTGTGTAAGAATCTACCGCCTGTAACCTTATGGTATTAGAATCAACATTAACATCTATGCTGTGGTCGAATGTTCTTATCAACAAAGGGGTCTTCTGAGTTACCACTACAGGTGTAGCACCTGCATTTGTAATACGAAACTGCTTTGCTGTTATAGAAGGCAATTCGCCTGAATTTGTTTGCCGAAAGACACCAAATCGAGATGGACGAGTATTTACCAATAAGTGATTATCAGCTACTGCCACAAGTGGGTTTAGCTCAGTAGAGCTGATGCTTTTCTGAGTTAATCCAGTCTGCAATATTGTCTTCATTTTACTCTCTTAACGATGGCAATTGCCATGTATATCGCTGTTAGAGTTGCAGCAACACTAGCTGCTGCTAAGTGATAATCTGCAAGACCCCAAGCTGATAAAATACCAAGTAGTCCAATTGAACCGTTTGTATCCATCATTTTTCCTCCACTGTTTCTGCATCAACAGCTTCAGTTCTAATCATGTCTTTTGGATTTGCCTTTGCCTTGGCCTTACCTTTAGGCGAAGGAGACTTTGAAGAACCGCTTTTTTCCTCCTCCACATAATCCGCAAGAGGACTTCGATCCGCTTGTTGTTTTAGAGTACTGAACTTGCGAAATGTCACCGCCTCCTCCAGTACTTTTTTTTTGTACCAGTCAAAATCCTCTTCGCTTAGTTCTGTTACTCCATTTTCCTTAAGAAGAGTTTTAGCAAATTTATCCTCTACACTTGCAATACCAACCCAAGATGAGCCAACTAAAACAGGCTGATAAGAGTCAAAACCATTGTAGGGAACATTTATGTTATCAAATAATAATTTCATGATTAAAAGAAACGGGAGGCTCCGCATACGCAGTGCCTCCCGTTAGCATATGAGTGGATGTGGAAGGCTTGTTACTTAAATCAGAATGTGTGCTTAGTTCCCCCTAAGGTGAACTCAACTGCATCACTGATATTCTCAATAATTAGATGCCTGTGAGGACGATCCATCATCGTTGTCCACTTGGTGGAACGAAGATTGAAAGTTCTCTTTACAGAATCCATTCTGCATGAGTAAAGTCTGTCAACCTCTGGATGTGGTTGCGTTCTTGTCACGCTGTTTGTTCCAGCAACACCGATCTTCACATCAGACCAGTCAACGAGCCAGAGCATACGCTGTGAGTTAGCATAGTAAGTGGCATCATTGCCATCGAACACTGCATCTCCAGAACGACTTCCATCAAGAAGGTATTTATTTCCGCTACCAACATTCAACAAATCGTCAAACATTGGGTCATGGAATACTGCCAACTGAACGCCTACATCAGGAATGTCATAGACATTGTAGTTGAAGAGAACGATTCCGTTGTGCTCGATGGTTTGGTTAATGTTAGCGTTACGCTGAGTTTCCCAACCGTAGCGAAGTTTGTAGTAGCTATTGAAAGCTTCAAAAATCTTTACGGAAGTTAAACGGTCAGTCATGACATCAATAACAGAAATTGTGTCGCCATCTTGCTCACGGTTTCTCTTAAGGAAATACAAGTCGGAGAACAAGTCATCAAGATTCAATGCTCCTCCAGAATTATCCTTAACACGATTACCCTCACGAAGAAGAGCCTTTAATACCAAGAGCGTTACATTTGTACTCCAATGTGCAGTTGGTGTCCTCTGGGTCAGTAACTGCAGGAAGTTGCATATAAGTCTCAGGCTTCTGAGCAGCGCTAAGAGGCTGGTTGTACCATACCGCACGATTCCATTGGTCTTGAGACACTTTTGCTGCGAGCTTATTCTGCTCTGCAAGTGGCTGATAAACCATTGAGGAGAGGTAAGGATTAACTTTACCAGACATGATCGACTCAAGAGTTTTCTTGTAGTTATCATTAACCTCACGAGACTCACGAGTTGTTTGCAACCAGTTAACAAGCAAACGAACGCTAAGGTCAGTTGGCTGATTTCTGCACCAGTGCTCATAGTCATTGATGTTATTGGCAATGGTTTGAAGAATACCAGTTGTTACTTGATACTTTTCTTTTTCAGCACTTGGTAAGCTGTTGAAGTTTCCGTCAGCAGGAACGATTGATCCTACAGGACGAAGAACAACTTTAGCCTTAGATACTGAACCTGCGTCGGCATTTCCTGCTCCACAAATAATGTACTGTACTTCACGAGTAGCTGTTCCAGTAGCATTCCAGTGATTGATAATTACATAACCACCGGGAGGAAGTAACGCTCGATATTCTCGACTGGGGATGCCCAATCAGAACCACCAAGGTTAATTGTAATCATCCAATCGCCCGATGTAGCAGAATTTACAGGTGGCAAATAGGAAGGATCATATGGATAAGTATTCAGATTAGTCGAATCTGCTGCAACCCCTGCTTCAATCGCAAAGTAATTAGCGTTGATAACAGAACGCTGTCTACGCTGAATGTAAGGCAGGATAATTGATTGTTCGGCAATGTTTTGCTTATTAATCAATGGCTTAATGTTTTGCACCGAGCTTGTAAGGAGTGTGGTAAGTCCACGCTCTTCAACCCCTAAAGCTTTTGCTTCTGCAGCAGATGCAATAACTCTTGCTAAATCAGTTTCTTTATTTCCAAGCGCTTCAAACTCAGCAGGGGTCATTCCCTTGATGTGAGCTTTTGTAAGAGTACAGCCATTTGAACTGTCTACTTTTACCAAGCGAGGTAATGCTTCGTATCCGCTACCGCCTGATCCCGTTACTAATGAACTGGCAGAAGATGCAGTTGGCTGAGCCATTGCGGTGTTCTGATACCCAGTTGTATTAAATTGTCCTGAATTTGATATTTCGTTTGCCATGATTATTTGAATTAAGGTTTCCTAGTTTATTAGGTTACAACCATAATACCGTTTTAAACCTCAAATATTCAAAACAACCTCAAAAAAAATTAATATAGGGCAAGTATCGGAATTTATGCCTTCTTAATGTATAGCCAAAAGCTACTTTTGACTATCAAAGGTCAAGCAGTGAAAGTATTGTATTTTTTTGATCAGACTGTGATTGACCCGCAGGGACGCTAGTTCCAGCTCGTGGTGCAGGTGTAGGAACAGAAGGTGGCGCAGATGGAATAGGTTGTACAGGCTCCTGTACAGGTTGCTCTCCTTGCCGCACATATCCCGCTTTACGCAGATTATCGTGCGATTGCTTGATCTTTTTATCAATCTGTTCCTTCGCTCTAAGACTAAGCAAATTGACAACATCCTCTTCTGTAAAAGTGTAGTATTTTTCTTTTTGTGCAGCAGGGACATTACGAAAACGCTCCATTCTTACAAATGTCTTTCCGTTCCGTCTAGTCTTACCACTATTTATAAACCTATCTTGCTCAGCTTTAATGAAATCATTTACGGCTTTTTGCACAGGATCATTATTATCAACCTGCTTTAAGCCATTCATAACATTCAAAAACTCCTCCACCATCGTGAAAGCATTTTTAACTGTCCCCCCTATTATACCAGACTCCATAGGGTTATTTTTGGCGTACTCATCAAAGTTATTTTTTACTTCTTCAGGTACGACTTGGTTAAAGACTTTTTTTGCCTCTTGTATTTTTTGCTGAACTACAGGCTCTTGACGAATCTTAAAAAGTTCACGCTCTTGCTCCGCAATCTTAGGTTGATATGCCTTCTTTGCTTCTTCAGTGGCTTCGTTGACGATCTTTTTTCGTTCTATTTCACGCACATTGACCTTGGGGCGATTCTTTTCCTGAAATTGCTTCCACTCTGATGATTGCGCAAAATCATCACCGTAATCCTGATTTTTATCAATGAACGCTTTTTGCTTTTTAAAGTAGTCTAAATACTGCTTATCCAAGCCTTTTTGATCAGGCATATTCTGAGATGCCCATTTAGCTAGTTCATATCTCTCTTTTTCCTCTGGAAGCAAATCTGAGACAAATGGGTCTTCTGATTTAACCTGAGTAGGACGAGGCCGTACTGTGGGCCGAGGTGCAACATCAAACTTTGGATCGACTACCTTTCGCTTTACTTTCTGCTTAGGTTTGGGTTTTTCTTTTGGGGCTTCTGCTTGCTCTGTTTCCTCAGTCTCTTCAGTTGCAACAGGCTCCTCTGACTCTTGCTCGATTTCGTGTAAAGCACTCTGGATTGAGGCAGGTGGCTTATACTCCTGACGCTCCTCCTCCTCCTCCTCAGGCTCTCCCTCTACAGCACTGTAAAGAGCATCAAATATTTTATTGGATTCTCCCTCTTGAGGTTGTTGCTCCTGCTCGTTAGTAACTTCAGTGTTTTCAGTTTTTTCTTCTTCCATAATCTATGCTGGGGGTGCTGGGGGCGGAGTTTGCATTGAAGGGGGTGGCTGAGGCATACGAGGTGTAGGGGCCATTGGTGGGCGAGCACCTCCGCCTTGCGGGGGTTGTTGCATTTGTGCTTGTGATTGCATCATAAGCTGCTGTAGCACTTTTTCGATCTGCGGAAATTTCTTCCTCATGTCATCAATAAATGCCTGCTGGCCCATTTCCATTTCTGTCTGTGTGTCTGCCTCGTCTACCTCTAAGCCAAGATCGTGACCCACTCCTGATAATCTAAATAGCTCATTAAGAATATTGAATATTCTCTCTTTGCCTAAAGCTCCTGCCATATCAGGAATAGACATTACTTGCTGAAATAATTGCCCCAGCGTCTGAGCAGCCTGTGTATCTCTCTGCCTCTCAGCTCCATCTCTGCTTGAGAATATAAACTCATGCACAAGGTTTTCTGGGTTACCAATAATGTTTCTGCCTGAAGGCATCTCATCCTGATCTCCAGTATCGTCTATATCTAAGCCTGCCCCACGAATGGATTTAGCAGTAAATCTTTGCTTCACAGGCACATTAAACTCAGTTGTGGAGCAAGAAATTAGATGCTCATAAAGTACTTTTTTAACCGCTGCCCTCATCTCATCAATACCCTCAGAAATAAATGAGTAAATTGTATTCGTAGAGTTAGCTATTTCTGTAACCTCAGTAGCTGAAATCTCTCTCTGGGCTGCTTGACCTAATTCCTGCGGAGAAAGAATCATGAGCCGCTCAACCAAATTAAGTAACTGAAATAAACTTTGTAGAGATTGATTTATTCCCTGCGATAATTCCTTGCTAACATCTACTACAGTCAGGATATTTTTAGCATCTATTCCTAAGTCTGCTATTTTTGCACCTGAGTAAAATAAAGCTTTAGGCTTTTCGTAAAAAGTATCTTCTGCCAAGGCGTCCATTAAATACTCCTTTACATCATCATCTAATGCATCTTGATCTACAGAAATAATCTTAAACATACTGATCTTCATGTGATGAAGCATCGCATAAATAATATTATTCATTTGATCCTGATATGGCATTAAATCATGTGCCATAGAGCAATTAGCCATACGGTCATCATTTTGGTTAATTCCACCGTAAATAGCAGGTAAAGAAGGGAGCCACTCTGCATACAAAACAGTTTCGTCAGAAGCCACCACCACTTTAAGCCAGCAATCGAATGGATAATCCCCAAGCCCTTCTGCTTTCGGATTAAGCTTTAAAAAGATGTTAGAGAGAAACATTCCCTTATCTTCATCTTCGCCTGCATAAATCCCTGTATGAGCTACTCTTTCATTTTGAAAAGGCCAATCATCCTTTTTAGACGGGAACGCTAAAATCTTTGGATCATAGTAGAAGTCAAAGAAATCACGATATGCATTTACTATTCCCTGTAGAGAATTGGTGTAAGTGACTTCGTTTACATTCCAAAACTCTGGATTGTTCTTAACGGATGAATATCTGACAATATCCCAATATCCGACCCATGAAGGCCCAAGATTTGAATTTATTCCAGACAAAGGCTTAGAGTTATCATAAATAACTCGTGTAGGATGTGGCTCCACAAAAGAAACACCTTCTTTTTCTACAAATGACTCCATCTCGCCATCCTCACCCTTTCGCCAATGTACTTCTCTAGTCCATGCTTCCTTAGGGAAAAGAACAGTGAATCCGTACATAAACATACTACGAATCGACTGAGAGAAAATATGCCTGTAATTAAATTGCTCAGTCATTATTTCTACTCGTTGGCTTAAAACCTCCGAGCGAATCTTAGAAGACATATCAGTCCCTCTTGGACTATATTTAAAATATGGAAATAAGTTCGAGAACCTACTTACCTGTGCTGCAACCCGACGAGTTATGTAGGAGCGGATTAAACTAACACTCACTTCATAGAGACGAGTTAGCGAAATGTCCTTAACATTATCTTCGTCATCATACTCCACAAACTTCTCTTTAAGTTGTGGGTCTATGTTTTCCATTTTAGAAGCACAGGACTTAATATCGATTTTACCCTGTGCGTACTGTAATAACGGTATAGTAAATTTATTTATGGGCAGTGAATCCCAAGCTAAATCAACAGCAAGATAAAGTGAATGATTGCTGCAAGAATGATAAATACCCTCATGAATCCTTGATTGTATTAAATCCTGCAGTCTTTCTCTAATCACTAAGTCATCTCCAGACTTTGCAGTAAAGACTTCACGAAGCCTCTTTTGCGTCGTGCCTTTTTCTTCCAGTACTTTCAGATCGACCATAAAAATCAAAAACGTTTGTTATTACATCTGGGGCTATTCCCCTTAAAAACCTTCCCTCCAGAATTGTAAGGAGAAGGCATACAGGGGGGGAGAATTTGCCACGAGTAACTTGCGTCCCAAAGGTATTGTGAGGAACCGCAACTAAGCTTGCCAACTCCGCCTGAGAAAGTCTTAAAAAACCCAGTAATCGCTCTATTCTTTCCCTGTTCCACCTCTTAACAAGATTGATTCTCCCGTAATGAAGATCAATTAATGTACTTGCTGAAGTCGCACTACTCCTCGTCTTCCTCTTCGTACTCTTCTTCGGGCTCTTCTTCTGAATCTTCTTCGACTTCTTCTTCAGGTTCGTACTCCTCCCCTTCCGCCATGACTTCAACATCTTCGTGGATTCGATCTACTGTTCCCGCGAAACGATCTTCATCTATTTCTGAAACTGTGACCTCAATCATCATTTTCACTTTAGAACCTGCTGAAAGACCATCCAATACATCCCTTAAGTCTTCATCCATACCAAGCTGTAGTAAATCTTGCATGATTGTAACCTAGTTTTTTGGGAATCAAAAATCAAGCATTAATTTCCAAAATAGTAGCCTTTTGTGTTGTTGGGGTTGGCGTACCTAATCTGGAATCAAAATAAATCAAAGCATAAGTCATTGCATCAAAGGCATGAAGATAAACAGATCGCTGAGGTTTAAGCTCTAATGAGGGATCGTATTTTCCATCTTTTCCTTTCTGAGAAACTAGATTTCTAACTGCTTTAAGTGAATCTGTCGCATTTCTTGCACTAAATACAATTTCCTCCTGCATAAGCTTTGCCATCAATAACCTTACCCTACTCTGCACACTTCCAGAAAACTTTGGAGCTGCTTTTAGTCGGATCGGCTCCAAATCAAACATTTCACACTTCGCTTTCGATATCTCCTCAAAATCTCGTACATCGTAAGAACCAGTTTTGGCTCTATATTGGTTAAATGCTGAATTATCTGAAATGTGATACCATTTTAATCCACCAACTTTATCTTCCCACTTTTTCATTTTTTGATATAGCATGGGAATAATACTTGTATACGGTATTTTTTTATCGATAAAAACTAGCTCATCGAAAACAGTCCACACACTTTTCTCAGCTCCTACTAAACATTGCATGAAAATACAGGCATTATTTACCGAACCTAAATCGTATCCAATCACTACTGGGAATTCGTTTGTTGGAACAATCCGCGTATCTATGGGTATCTCATGTAAACTTTTATTGTAGTACGGTGCGAATATTGCGTCTCCTGCAGGGCGGTCAATCCATTCTCCTTCTAACATCCGCTTAGCTTCGATGGGATCGCCAGCTACACCTTCCATTACACGATCATAATATCCTTTAGGAAGATTCTTTTCGTTTTCCTGTATTTTCACATGAACCACATGATAATCAGGATTCCAATCACCATTTTTTAGTGGCATTTGAAAAAATCTCTTGTACACCCAGTGACTTGGGCCTGCGGGATTACAGGCAGCAGCGTACTGCTGAATTCCATCAATCCCTTGCCTTCTGCCTAATTGTTGAACAAGGGCATCGAAGTAACTTGATGTGTCAAGATTTGTCAATTCGTCTACGAAGACATAACTAGGCTCATAGCCTTTTATTCGATCTACTAAAATATTTCCATATGGAGCTGACAAAAGAGAAACACGAGACCAACCACCAAATCTATTCTCTATATCCAAGTAAGGTTGTTTTTGTAGATCAAGCTTTTCGTCTGTGTACTTAATTCCGATGCCATCTTCCCACTCAGGAAGTATTTCGGTCTGCAACTTATGCCAAACTCCCCCTTGTGTAGCTTGAGCTTTAACACCTACTACAATTAAACATAGAGCATTAAAATTCTCATACGCATGACGAACTAACTTATGCCCACCAAGCACAAATGTTTTTCCAGACGCTCTCTCCCCGTAAGCAAGTATGTATTTTGCAGTAGAGTCAAAAATTTCTAGCTGACTGCCTGATAAGCTAGGATGCCATGTTTCTAATTCCTTCTCATTTTGCTGTTTTGTATCGTCCAGCTTTTCGAGAATAGAATCTGCATCAATCTTTCGTATCTTCGGCATCTTTTTCTTTTAATGGGCGAAAGCCTGCTTTTTTCTTTTTCTCCCCCTTTTCACGCTCAGTCATTTTCAGCATCAAATCCAAGCCATGCAGTATTCTGTCAAAGAACTTACCCTGCTGCTCAGTAGCCTGCATGAATAATCTTGTGCGTAAAATCTCCTCCTCTGCATCTAAACTACCTCCCTGAATGTCATCCCGAAGTTTTTCTGCAACTTCAAATAAAGACATATTTTGCCTAATAGCTATTTTTTGCGTCAGCTTCAAAGCTTCACCCATCAACTGACCAACAGAATCATCAAAGTCCCGAAATATATCGAGTTTGCCAATATTTTTTGGGTCATTGAGCATTTCCGCAATATCATTCATGAATGCTTCCTTACCGTTCTTTTGTAAGGCAGAAAGCATTTCTCCGTCTGTAGCTTCAATAGGACTGCTTCGAGTTAACAGCTCAGCCTCGTTTGGCTGATGCCCCTGCTCACCTGCTGCCACCCAAATAGATTTTAACTTTGGGTCTCTATAAACACGCCTGCGTATTTTATCGACTGTCTCGCCAAGAACCTTGGCTACCTTTGCGTAGTTACCATCGTGCTCCGTGAGCAAAGCAGATACTTCATCAGTTGTGTATTTTCTTCTTCTCGGCATCGATATATTCTCTAAGTAGAGGAAGATACTTTGTCTTCCAATCTGGACTACATTTTAAATAAGCAAAACTTCCACCGCTCGCTAACGCATATGCCGAATTTCTGACACGCCAATCAAAAACATCCAAGTTACATCCCTTACAAAACTTTCTTGCAACACCAAGTGTTACATTATCCCAGTTGTGCAAGACAGACACCTCTTTAACTAAATCCAGACCTAGCTCGCCCCTAATTGAGATTTCCTCATCAGTAAGAACCCGCACTGCTGATTTACCAACTTTCTCCCTTGCAAGAATCCTTACAAATATTGGAGGAAAGAAATCAAATATCTCCCAACCTTTGCGTATCTTCCTCATTAGTCTCTAATATTTTCATAGCCATCTTGGCTATTGACTTGATCTTGGCACACTCAATTGGTTTCTTCAGTTTATGCGGAGCGTGTCCAATCATAACTGGCGTAGATTTACCTGCCTTAAATCCAACAACAATGTATCCCTCAAACATTTCCTCCAAGTATGGCTTAATGTATTTTTGTATTTGTTCCCCTGTCATTTCCACCTCTTTGACTATGAAACCAACACTTTGGTTATGCAAGAAAAAAGCCACCAAACGCCACCAGTATCACTCAATCCCAATGTTTAAGCTATTAATTACATGCATGACACGCATGAGGCCACTGGTTCGAATCCAGTATCTCCCACCATTTTTTTAGCAACATAAAGCCCTACCAATCAGGGGCTTAGTCATTATAAATAAAGTAAATATTATACTTTTTAATAAATGGCTTTACATCAAAAGTGGCGTTCATAATCATAAAAACGCCCCAAAAACGCCACCATAAACGCCACCGCTGATGAAACATAAAATTACCCACGATAAGACAAAAAGAAGATTTTGCGTCACTTTGCGCTCACAAAACACCAGAATTTATCGCAAATTCTTTACAACAAAGAAAAAAGCTCAGGAGCATATTGATGAAGAGCTAAATACTTTTTCCAATGGATTGCTCACCCCAAAATATTCAGGTAATCACTGCGGTATAACCCCAGCTATAGAAGAATATTTACAAGACTGCGAAAAAAGAAATATGCGTCGTGCGACGATTAAAACATATGGACAGCGTCTAAATCAGTTCAATCAATTTATTGGAAACACGCTTGTTGAGAAAATTGAGCGCCATGATGTTAAATCGTTTGCTGAAAAAGAAAACAATACTCACACGAGATCGGGGTATCGAAATGATGTTGCCAGCTTTCTCAACTGGTGCGGGGAAAAAGGATGGTGTCCACAGGATAAATTTCACGGAATTAAGCTTGGAAAAATATTTGTGGATGAAAAAGAAATACCAATTCTTTCCGTTGAAAAAACTCAAGAAATTTTAAACCGCATCCCATCCCAACACAAATTACGAGTCTGCCTACAGCTTTTTGCGGGACTTCGCCCTTACGAGGCGTGTCGTGAATTAACCTTTAGCGATGATAAAATAATTATTTCAGGCTCTTCTGCTAAAGGAAGAAGAACAAGAACCTTGAGTGGATTACCTTGCAATCTCAAAGTCTGGCTTCAGAATTTCAAGGTAAAACCATGCACCTACAATTCATTTAGACTTGCTAGAGACAGACATTGTGGAGCCTTGGGGCATGATGCCATGAGGCACAGTTTTTGTTCCTACGGCTTTTGGGTTTTGGGGCAGGAAAAATGTATGCGATTTACAGGTCACACTAACCATAGAACTTTTCATCATAATTACTGTGAATCCAATGTTAGTGAGTCAGAAGCTAAGGAATACTTTAGTATAACTCCAGTATAACTGTGGGTTTACTCCCTTACGCGCGCGCAACATTATTCCTTACGGAATAATATAATAATATATATGTTATTATCGATTACGATTCTTTGTCGCATGGTTAACCCTCAGCGACCAGCCCACTTCAGATCAAAGTGATTGGCACCTCCTATCGGATTGGGTTTCAATGGTGGTGGTGGCGGAGGGGGCTTAACCCAATCCTGCACTTTCTCATCCCAATGCAGTCCGTGGAACTCTTTGAGGTGAACATATGCTCGCTCTCTTTTGTGGGCATTCCATGCAAGTGAATCTACCCGCATTTGATTATAATCTTCATTGCCTGTCAGGAGTAACTGCTCAATACTTGCTTCGTGGCTGACTAGCCATTGTGCAATAAAGAATACAGTTCCAACTGCCATTATTGCTAATACTGTAGCTGTGTATGCTAAGACTCTTATCGTCTTAGTCATGCTGATAACCTTTGAAGTCAAGTCGTGGACATCAGATAACTTTTCCCCGTCTAACTCAATTGATTTGATTGGATAAGGAAAATCTAGCTGTTGTTTTTCCTCGTTAAATTCGACAACAATATTGTTAGTCATTTTTTCAGTTTTTCTCCTTTGTATTCTTTTGCAAAACGAGCCATTGCAAGGAAACTCGGTATTTGCGGGGTTGATTTCTCTTCAAGCATTTCCATCCAGTCGCGAATCATTTTTGACGCTAAGTCTGATTGATTCATTTCTAGTAAAGCTGCGACTTTCTGAAACTGCTGGAGCAAAGCTGTATCTAGCTTAACTCCTACTATTTGGTACTTTTTTACACTCATATTTAATGGACAAGAAAATATATGAACTACAGTTTTATATACAAAGTCAACAAAATATATAAATTTACGTAAAATAGTAAAATAAATAAAATATTTTAATTTTTTTTAATTTTTTTCTTTTCTTTAAATTATTTTATGATAAACATCGTTTGCATGAGTGTGGATGATGATTTAATTACAATTACAGAGGCGAGGAAGCTACTAGGTTATGCGTCGAACAAAAGCGTTCATGACCTGATTGCAAGAGACCGACTAAGGTCTTGGAAGTACCCTCACAGAAAACGCCATTTGGTTTCCCTCAAAGAAGTTAATTCTTTGCAAGAGCCAATTTTAGTTTCTCCCAAAAGACCAGTCGGGTGGAGACATCAAATGAATTCGGAGGTAAACGATGAAGCTCAAGACACAGAAAATTAAGTCTAAAGATTATGTTGCCGTGAACGAGCGAGTCAGGGCATTCAGGAGTCATCCTAACTTTAAGGATATGTCGATAGAAACAAGTATTATCGACATGAGTGGGGACAGGGTGGTCATGGTTGCAAAAGTTTTAGACTCAGAAGGTCTGGTAAGAGCAACTGGTCACGCTGAAGAAATTAAGGGTAAAAGCGGAGTGAACGCCACAAGCTTTATAGAAAATTGCGAGACAAGTGCTGTCGGACGATGCTTGGGTTTTCTAGGAATTGGAGTTGATGATTCGATTGCCACCTATGAGGAAGTTGAACAAGCAATCGAACGACAAGAAGAATTAGAAAAAAAACCTAACAACTTACCAAAAAAATCTAAATATGACCCGTTACCTAATAGCTCAAAGATTGGTGAGTTATCTGGAAGGCATTTAGAAGAATTAAATTTGGATGAGCTAAAAGTTGTGCAGAAGTTTTGCACGACAGAATACTGGAAGAACGCTGTGGCGGCAGAAATCAGTATTAAAAAGGGTGATGGTATAAAACAGGCGGATTTGGACTGGGAAAGTGACGGCTGATAAAAGGTCATATAAAGGAGTAAGGCTTCCTTCGGGCTCCTCGATGGGTGAACTCTTTGAGTGCAAGGGCAGGTTCCTTGCAGAACAAAGCTTTGCAGATCGGGAGTCCGAAGAGGCTGACCTTGGAACTCAGGCTCATCTTCATATGAGCGAAAACACTCCGATAGATGAAGTTCCTGATGAATTAAACTATCTCGTATTTAGAGCTAGAGAGCTTCAGGAAATTTGCAGGAAAGATTTCGGGTTGGCGGGGCCAACAAAAACTTTTCATGAGCAAAGAATTTGGTGTAAGGATGGCGACAATGCATTCTTTAGTGGTGAGATCGACTTTTATGAAATCGATGCAACTGAAGAAAATGCATCAATTATAGATTATAAATTCTTCCAAGGGTTCTATGCCTCCGCAGACAAAAATAGGCAACTACAGGTGTATGCAGTGCTTCTTGCACAGGAATATCCCAAGTTAAAAACAATAAATTTAGGTCTTGTACAGCCGATGCTAGATAAGCTTACAACCGCAGTAATTGATGTGGAAAATATACAGTCATTGCGGTCACGGCTAATTCAGCTTTCACGGGAGGTTCAAGAGAAGGGTGCTGAGAGAAAAGCAGGGACTCACTGCAAATGGTGTAGGGCTTTGGCTCACTGCCCTGAAGCTCATGCATGGGCAAAAAACGCAATAATAGAAAATATGGAAAATGTAAGTAATGAGGAACTTAGTGAAAAAATGTCTATGGCTTCTACTCTGGAGCAATTCGTCAAGGAAGTTAAGAAGCTCTGCAAGGAGCGTCTGCAAAAGAACATTGATGTACCTAATTTTAAGCTTCGTGCGAGCGGTCATATTACTTCTTTTGATGTCCCGAAAGTTGCTGAAAAAATGTTCGGGGCTAATCTTTCGGTTAATGAGTTTCTTAGCTGTTGTTCGCTCAAGGAATCGGAACTCGTTAAGGTATGGGCGAAAACGACGGGTGAATCTGTAGCAAAAGCGAAGCAGGATTTGCGTCAAAGAATCGAGGCACATACTCGGATAAAACCAAAAGCAATGTCGCTAATTAGAGATGCTTGATTTTTTTGTAAAATGTAATCCCCCACGAAGTACTGCTCAGTCTGCAAGACGGGTGGGGATAAAAAAGGATGGAACGCCCTTTTCATATAAAACTGCCAAAGGTAAACAGCAGGAGCAGGATTTCATGTCACTACTCCTACCCTTCCAACCAGTAAAACCTCTAGAGGGTGCTTTGTCTTTAAAGGTTATTTATATGCTACCCTTTTTGAAGACAGAGAAGAAAGCCATCAGAGCGTGGGGCAGAACTTATCATGACCGCAAGCCTGACTGTGATAACCTTGTCAAAATGTTTCAGGACTGCCTTGGCAAGCTAGGCTTTTATAATGATGACGGGCAGATTGTTGAATTGTTCTTTCAAAAGCTCAGATGCGAAGTTTCTGGAATAAGGGTAACCCTTGATAAGCCCAAGGAACTAGAACCAAGAACTCTTATGGATTTATGAGTCAGATTGTTTTAAAACCTAACGACTTCATAATGGAGCGTCTTGAGATGCTTAGGGAGAGAACTGGACTAACGAGCATTCAGAATGTTCTCTTGGCAGCACTCTCAGATTATAAGCCTGAGATACAACCTCAGGTTAAAAAAGCAGTAAAGGCTACTAAGAAGAAGTTAAATACATTAGGAAGGGGCAGTCGCCCAAAGAACCTCAAAGAGGTTATCGAATATTTTAAAGGAAAAGTTGCTGAACCCGTTGAGCCAAAAGCGAAGGAGTTCTTTGATTACTATTCTCAGTCTCATTGGAGACAGTCGAATGGTAATGCGATCAAGGAGTGGGGTTTCGCTTTAACAACATGGTTAAAAAACGATCCATCATGGAGACCTGTGCCGAAGGAGCTAGATGCCCCTGAGTTAGTTCTGAATGATGTATTGGATTGGTTCCATGTGGCACGGGAGCAGGCTTTTGAGAAATATAAAAATGCTAAAAGTGTGGAGGAAATAGATGAATACTACTTGGATGAGTATAGACAAAACAACCAAATCCTCTGATGTGGAGAGGGGCTTCTTGGCTTGCTGCGCCAAGGATTCAGAAAGACTAATTCATGCCATATCAGAAGGTGTAACGGCAGAATGGTTTGCAATAGAGCTACATCAACAGATTTGGGAATCATGTGTTAGGAATCAGACAGATGACCTAATTGATGTTGCTGTGACAACCGATAATCATATCGATGCACCGTATGACAAGCTAATGGAGGTGTTTGAGTCCGTTGATACAAGTGCAGGATATTTAAGTTATTATAAGACTCTTACTGAAAATTACAGGATAAGACAGATTCGCACTTCGCTACTGACTTGTATTGATAAAACAACTGAAGGTGTTTTTTCAGATGAAATTTTATCCGAAATGGATCGTGATATAACTAGACTTCAGCAACAAGACTTGAAGACCCTAAGAGCAGGGACAGAAGTTCTAAAGTCGGCACAAGCTAGAATTTTATTACGCCAAGAGTCAGATGGAAAAGACTTTGGAATAAGAACAGGACTTCGTGCTTTAGATATGTATACAAAAGGCGGTTGGAAACCGAGCCAGCTTATCTGCGTCGCTGCAAGAACAGGATTAGGAAAAACCGCTTTCGCTGTGCAAATGGCAATTGCTGCGATGGAGGAAGAAAAGAAGGTCTACTTTGTCAATATGGAGATGGAAGCGGAAGAGGTAATGCATCGTATGCAGAGCCATAAAGCAGACTGTCCCATTTTTCCTATTGAAGACGGAACAGCTTCAGCTTCAGAGAGAGACAGATGGAATGAAGCAAATGAGTGGCTGAACCGCACACAGCGTGATGAGTTTTTATGGCTTGATGACGAGGCAGGATTGACTGTCTCTCAAATAAGAGCAAGGGCAAGAAAGTTGGCAAAGAAAGGCTTGGATATGATCATTATAGATTATGTTCAAATCATAAGTTCGGAAAAAGGACAGGAGCGCCAATCAAACTATGAGCGGGTTTCTTATGCTTCTCGTATGTTTAAAATCCTTGCTAAAGAGCTGAAGATTCCAGTGGTCATTTTAGCACAACTCAAAAGAGATGCAGATGAGATCGGCAGAGAACCAAAGCTTTCTGACCTTAAAGAGTCAGGAGCAATCGAGCAGGATACTGATATCGTTTTATTCGTCTGGAAGAAAAGTGAGGAAATTGACGAAAGGAAGCTGAAGGTAGCAAAGCAAAGAAACGGCAAAGTAGGCAAAAATATTCCACTCACTTTCTTCGGGGCAACATCAAGATTTAAACCCGAAGCAACACTTCACTAAACTAACACTAAAAGATATGACAATAGCAAAACTAACACTAATGGGTCATCTCACTAGAGACCCTGCTAAACATGAAAAAGTCGAGAACTTAACACAGTTCTCAGTAGCTCACAATATTAGGGACAAAGAGGGTAAAGATACCGCTGTATTCTTTGATATTGATGCGTGGGAAAAAGCAGGAGACTTCGTGCTTAATAACTTCAAGAAAGGTGACGGAATTTACCTTGAAGCGGAAGTTAGCCAGTACGCATGGGAAGATGAACAAGGTAATAAAAGAAGAAAAGAAAAGTATCGATTGATACCATTCACTGCTACTTGGCCAGCAGGGGGCAGAAAAAAGGAGGAATCTTTATAATGGCAAAAGAAAAAGAAGAAACTAACGGAGAAGATAATATCGAATCCATCAACGAGAACGCAGAACCTGAGCAAGAGCTTACAATTGAAGAGCGTGTGGCTAACATTGAGAAACAAGCTGCATCAATTCAAGCTGTGAACGGAATGGGTCAGGTACTTAACAATATTGGGAGTGTAGTCGAAAAACTTGATTTACGCACCAAGCTTCTGGAACAACAAAGCGGTGACTTTACTGAAAAGCTTGCTGACCGAGTTGTTGAGAAAATGGTGGAATACGACAAGAACACCAAATAATGGAATGGAAACTCTTGTTATCAAGATTTCCAACACCAGAAGAAATGCAAATTGCGAACGATTACTTTTGGAGCCAAGACCAGATTCGGGGGTTTGATAAATATGGCAAACGAATCGGAACAGGATTACCAAGAGAACGGAATGGGGATAAGATGGCTGGAGGCGAAGCGTTATTTGGTTCAAAGTCTAAGAAACCCCATGAACGTTCACATGGTAGACCTAGAGGAGTATGATGGCTACGGAGAATGTTCGTGCGAGTATTATGAATACATGGTTCTGCCAAAGCTTAAGGCAGGAAAAAAACCTTTTAAAAAATGCAGACATATAAAATTAGCCAAGCGATTTCAGGAGAAGAATTTAAATTCCCTCCGATCATCGGACTAACAGGTCACAAAGGAGTAGGTAAGTCTACTCTCGCCAATGCTCTTGGTGGAGAGATTATCAGCTTTGCGACCCCGATAAAGAAAATGCTAGAGGTTATTATACCGAAGCGTTACATCTATGAAGATAAGGAAGATCAGATTATCGGATTTCCTGAAGGTGTGACAGGCAGGAAATGTTTGCAGTCTTTGGGGACTGAATGGGGCAGAGCCATGTATTCTGATATTTGGATTAATTTTGCTGAAATTGAAATAGTCGAACATCAAGACGAGGCGAAACGGCAGCAATTGTCGGGACGCATCATTATAGATGATGTTAGGTTTGAAAATGAATGCAGAATGATCAGAAGATTAAAAGGAGAAGTCTGGCGTGTAATAAGAAATGGTGTGGGGAATAATGATCAACATATTAGCGAGGCAGGTCTTCCTGATGAATTGATAAGTAAACAAATAGTAATATGAGAGACTACAGTAGTATTCTAGATTGGGGATTTCTAATTTTGATGCTTATCTTAGTTATGTTTATGAGCTGGGTAATAAGCGGTTGTGCCACTTGTGATTTACAGAAAGAGCATATCAAGGGAGTGTCATGCCCTCCAGAGGATGGCTCACATGGGCCATGCCCTTTTGGGTGCGACGATAATGACTGGAAGTTTTTACCATTATGGATAAGAGGATAATTTTTTTTATTAATTTGTAACCTAATTTATTAGATGTTGGAAGACTTTGATTTTGATGAGGGTGTAATTATTGTTGATGGTTTTGACGATTGCATAATTGGAAAGGATTTCCGAAAGGGACGAGCGGTATATTCAATCGAAAAAATAATCGAGAAGCAGATGATTAAAAGTAATTGGTCTCTAGAGGAGTCTATAGAAAACTTCGATCACAATATAGGATCAGCTTATACAGGAGAATATACTCCTGTGTTTGTCTGGCAAGGTGACGGATACCAAGGGTCGGCATGGGAATTAGCACGGAAGAAAGAACAATCTGCTTAACTGAGCAAGAGATAATTGTGGGTTGCACAACGGGACTTATGCGTCATGCAGATTCCGTTGTAAACAAGCGTAAATCAAGGTTTCCAGAGAAATACGCAGGGCAATTATTATTAAATCATCAAATGTCATCATGTGCAGAAATGGCGTTCTGTAAATTGATGGGTGTATATTTCAGCCACACAAAGAATACCTTTCATGTGGCAGATGTGGGAGACAATATTGAGGTAAGATTCAGCAATACTGGAAAGCTCAAAGTTCGTCCTGATGATAATGACATGATCTGTGTAAGCATGAGTGGTAACCTTGATGGCTTTATTTACAACGGATGGATAAGTTCAGAGGATGCCAAGAAAGAAGAGTGGGAAAAAGATTACGGGAACTATGGAGCGCCTGCTTATTTCGTACCTAATGATAACCTAAATAAATCAATGTTCATGTTGTAACCTAAATAACTTGAAAAATTTTTTTTTTCGAGGTATACTTTGGTTATCAAAGCTTAGACAATGAATATAGCAACCATGTGGCACGATACAGTGGAGCCTGAAACTCCTCAGGATCGTATTGCGAGATTACTAAAATTCAAAGGTTTATTACAAGAAATCGCAGTAAATGTAAAAGAGCGCGAAGAAAGACTGAAAAAGGATATCGAGGAAGAATGCGTTCTAAAGGAAAGCAATGACAATGAGCTCTAATGAATTCATATTTGTATTCATAGTTATCATTGCGGGGCTTTCCTTATTTACGATCTGGTTCTAGTAAATAGCCCTTTTCTCTCGCCCAAGACGGATTCACATGAATCCGATCATGGCATTGTCGGCAAACAGATAGCCAACTATCTACATCTAGATAATGCTTTCCTCTTCCTTTTTTGTGATGTACATCTGTGCTTTGGTTTCTTTGATCCATTTTTACGGTTGGACAAACCTCGCATAATGGCAATTCCTGTAGGAAGCTCTGGCGCAGTTTTGAGTATGTCTTCAAGGCTTTTTGTCGAGTTTTCGAGACTCGCTTTAAGGGGGTCTTCCTTCGAAGAGGGGTGTTTCTTTTCATAATTCTTCAATAAATTGAAAGTCCCAGAATACGATTATTTCTGGCATTGCTTGGATGACATATTCATCACCTATTTCGTAGTATTCAAAAAACTTTAACCAATCCATGCTCTCGCATCTCGTTTTCGCAATGATTTGCGTTTTGGGCGAGTCATAGATGTGTATATGGACTGTGGGTCGTTTTTTAGCCAATCGTTCCATTTACTACACAGTAAATCAGCTTCTTCCTGAGTGCCAGCGTGGCGGTCTAACTGCGGCAAGTTTCCCTTACTTAATCGATTTCCGATTGGGCTAGTTCCTAACGCTTCATGATAAAAGCGAATTTCGTAACCTATGCCTATATTTACGGAAATAAACTCTTTTTTATAATCTGGTGGAGCAATTCCCTTCACCATTCTTGATCACTTGATGACCAACCGTAATCGCCACCGTATTCTTTTCTACTCCAGCACTCATCGTAGAATATATTACTAAAAGGAACATAGCATCCGCACCCACGGCTCGATCCGTTAAAGGGGCGACACCTTCTTAACTCCTTGTCAAAAATCGGACACTTAAGGCAGACCTTGTATCTTCTTTTCCATTCTCTTATCTCAGGCTTATTTGCCAACAACCAAAACGGTGCGGTAACAAAAAAAGCACGAACTAAAGCCAGCAGGGATACTTCTTCTAGCTTTAGAACTTTCCTGAACCTTTTAAAGTGCCTTATCAAAGGCTCCATCTTCTTCATCATCGTCCTTTACTGCTGCGGCAATGGTTTCTCCAAGCTTATCTACAGGAGATGGCATTGTCTTACCTCCATAAGGTGTCCTTAGGTTGCTTTCTTTATCTACAACTTTAAATAAGTCAGGCTCTTCTCCTTCTAATGCTACTCCTGTTCCTGCAAGATGCCCTAATCCAACTTCCCTAAGAGCATCATCCAAGGCTTCCTTCCCGTAAGCAGACTCAAAGGCTGCCCTGCCGTCTGGAGAATTAAGATTAATTCCGTTCTTAGAATATTTATCTGAAAGACGATCTGATACTCCTCCAAATTTAGCACCTCTTCTACCAGAGCTACTATTTGCACCATCTTGACTATTGTATGCACTAGGGTTACGCATCATGCCGTCCTCTACTACCCAATCACCTGTAGGTATATACGAACTACTAGAAGAAGAACCTCCATCTTGCGGGAAATACTTGTCTCTCATGATTTCAGTGAGTGGCGAAACTCCTTGTTGAGGCACTGTTGGGAACCGCATATTATCCAATGGATTATCTGATTCAGGTCTGCTAAAAGGCTGTACTACTGATCGTACTCCATCCATTCCTGCACCTATTGGAACCATTACTGTTTGCCCTAATCCATCAAGCATACCCGTAGCACCTTGCCTAAGGTTTACTCTACCTGCAGGATCACCCTGATACGTCTGATATGCACCTCTGAATGTTTGCGGTACATCCTGAAAGAAAAAGTCGGGGATTGTGTTTCCGATAAAATCATCTGTTCTTTGCCCAAGACTGGAAACAAAGTTACCTGCTCCCGATAAACCTGCTCCCATAAGATTCGGAATAAACCCTGCCCCACCAAGCTTCTCACCCAAAGCATTAAAGGGCTTAGCTGCAGTATCAAGAGCATAACCCACACTATCCCCTACGATTGAAAAAGGATCACCCAGCCTATCCATTAATGGAGACATGAAGTTTCCTGCTTTCCGTGCCCCCGCAGGCTCTCCGTAAGAAGAGTAAGATGACACAGGTAGTGAGCGATAATATCTATCAAAACGCTCTCTATTTGTGTCCTTAAACCTCATATCTGCACCATAGCGATCCACCATCCCACTAGATGCATCCTCATTAGGCTTATATACATTTAGCGGGGTAGGATTTGTTCCCTGAGGAAATATACTTTCATCCGCAAAGTTCATAGACTGCGGATCGAACAATGTCTGGATATGCTCAGGATCATTGACATTAAAATCATACAGGTGTGCCAGATCATTGGCATTTATTGGTGCAGCAAAGTTAGGGTTTCTTACCTTTTGACCGTCTACCTCTACATACAAAGGATTCCCAAAGTCATCCTCAGTCATCCCCCTACTTTCCCAGTACTGATCAATTCGGTCACTGGGCTTTATATCTTGAGCCGTATTTACAGCAGTAGCTGGTAACAAAATGTTACTTACATCACTTGGCCCACTAGTATCGGCATTTGGAATAGAAATACTATAAAATGGGTCTTCCTTTGATTCTGGCCCGTACTCAAGATCAGGATGAACATATGTACCATCCCGTATAGCCTTAAGGACATCATAACTTCTCATGTAGCCCTCTTTCTCAGGCTCCGTACCTTCTGAAGTGGCTCCTTCCCCAAAATACTGATCTGCCCCAGCATACTGCATAAAGTCAGTTTCTGATAAGTATGCAGTTTGTGCATAATCAGGATTCTCAGACAACATTCGATCATACTCCTCATCCGAAACAACGAGCAAATTCTTGCCCATCATTTTTGCCATCATTACCTTTTGCCTAATCGGATCAATTATCTCTTCCAGATTTCCTGTGGTATCAAAACTAACATCCGTATGTACATACTCCTCAATCTTGCCAACCTCACTCCATGACTTATAAAAGTCTTCCCAGCTCTGCATGAACTCCCCGTTTTTCCTCTTCTCCTCCTGTATTATCTTATGAAGAGTAAAAAATTCATCCTCAGAAAAAAGCACATCACCCTCAAGGACTGTTCGAGGATCAACCATAATTCCTGCATTGGCCAGCGATTGTGCCAGCGCTTCCGCACGATCAGGTCTGCCAAGTATATCTAATGCCTTCTGATAATCAGCCTCATCCTTTTCCGCCTGTATCTCCTCTGCTGTCTTAGTCGGAGTATCCGAGTCTTTGGCTTTCTTCTCCTTGTCTTGCTCCCCCTTAATTAACTTCTTCCCCTCCTTGAGCGCTCCTATAATATCACCACTAGCTGCTTCTCTTATTATAGGAACCAATCCCTTGACTGCATTCTTTACCTTATTAGAAATAATAGGCTCCTTTGGTTTCGATGAATTATCATCTTCAAAACTCCTAATTGCCTCAATCATCTGATCCCTAACACTGATGTCAGTAAAATCAGGCATAGGCATCGTAAAGTTGTAATCACTACCAGTGTAATCATCTAACACTGAGTCCCTACTCATATCCAAGTCGTAATCGGCTGGATTTAAATTTGAAGTGAACGGAGATGTTACATTGTTGTCAAAATCAGGGTTAGTCTGATTAATATCATAAAAAACTGTCTGATTTGTGTCAGTGACTACTGGTACAGTCGGTTGAGTAGTATTATTCTCAGTGCCAAATTCAATACCAGTACCCTCATTGGTCGGAAACATTCCATCAAGAAAGCCCTCAGGAACCTTAGATGACCCATCAGGATTAATATAAGCATCATAGGTCTCCTTAGAGACAGGATTGCCATTAATTTCATACTGAAAACTAGCACTTAGCGGAGTAGCCTCAATTTGATTCCCCGCTTCTGCACTTTCCCCAGTAATGTCCTCTGCTGTAATCTCGCCATCCCTCAATTGCTGAATAAGTGGGTGACTATCTATTCCAGCAACTGAATCCTCAAGACTATTGGCTCGATTAATTTCACCTATAATCGATGCATTTATCTGAGCATTCCTCATCGGGTCAGTAATCAGCATAATCTGCTGATTCGTGTCCAGTGGAGCCAAGTTACCACCCGTTACTATCGGAACATTTACTAAATTAGTAGTAAGTGGACTGCTATTTGTGTCAGTAATGACAATTGGGTCTAAAGTATTTAAATAATCTGCCCTGTTAACAGTAGTTGTTGGTATGTCTGGGGTGCTAGGTGTGCTGCTACCACCACCGCCAGTAAAAAGACGGATTACATCGCTAACTACGGGAATATAAAATCGATCTCGTGACATAATGTTACCTAGTTTACTAGGTGTTTACCCCTGCGTCAACTCCCCAAAGCCTTTTTAGGGGGGTGTATGGGGCTGGAATAGGCGTTCTAGAAGTGTTTTGGATGCCAGAAAGTTGAGAAAAGGTACATATAATACAGAATAATGACCCCCCCTCCCCCCCCTTCGCCCCCCTGTTACCTAATCTTAGTTAGGTTACACTTGTTTCGTAAAGCATTGGTACGCAACAATTAAAATTCATCCTATGTATCAAATCTTCATTTACATATATTCAACTCGATCAAAGCCCAACGGCTCTTGATCTTTTTGCATCTCATGATTTGAGAGATTGCAACCATCCCAACCAAGAAAGGGCAAAGCCTAGAGACTAGTAAAAACTTTCAAGAGCCATTAGCAAAAAGCAAGGGCTCGCAATTAATCAATGTACTGAAAAGTACTTACTAAATAATAACAAAACAATACAATGAAAATAACACCTCAATACAAATTGAGTGATACGCTCGCGTGTTCACTTACCAAACTTGGTCAAACCAAAACCTTGATGGAAAGCGGAAAGATTACCTTTCCTCAATTCATGAAAAATAAAAGAGCTCTTGAAAAGAGAATTGAAAAGAGCTTGCCCAAAATTAATGCGATTACCTTTCAAGCTTTGATAATAGCAGAACGGGAAGGGCTCGGTAATGTTGGGATTATTTCGGACGGGGAAATTTTAACGGAAAGCAAGGGCAAGTTTTCCGTTCGTCGAAATGTCAAGCCCTTGACTAAAGACCAATTGAATGAGATTACCCTTGCAAGAAAAGAGGGCTTGAACGAACGGGCAAGTGATAAGGAAATGGGCAAAGATTTAGGAAAAACTCTTGCCCTTAAAGGCGTTAAAATATTGGAAACGAAAATTGACGGGGTAATACACGAGGAAAAACCTTGCTTTCAAATTGTTTCAAGGGCTTTGCTTACTGATAACCAAGCCGTCAAGAGATCAAAGGTTGCACAAAAAGCCATTGCAAAGGGCTTACAAGGGCAAGCAAAACTTAAGGCTTTTCTTGATTCAAAGGGCATAAAATACAAAGAAAACGACAAGCTCAATCAAGCAAAACAAAAGAGCTTGCCAATCAAGTAAAACTTAAGACGGGAAAGTAAAAAGTGAATTATAAAAAGAATGTTGAACGAACGGGCTTTAGATATTTACGGGCTCAATCGCATATTGACGGTAGAAAAAATCAAGGCTTTTTACTTTCCCGTCAAACTTCTCATGATTACCAAGAGGAAAATGGTAATTGGAAAACAAGATATCAAAGGCTTTCATACATGCCCGCGTTGAAATTATTTCACGGCTCTTTCATTCAAAGGAAAAGCTTTAGGGCAAAATTGACTTTACGAGAGCTTGTAATTGAAACGAAAAAAGACGGCTCAATTATTGATTCTGTAAGGTTTGGATTGAGACGGGCAAGAAAATTTGACGGCTCAAATAAGCGTTGGGTAAATATAGACTTTGATTGGGTAAATGAAAAATATGATCTTTCCGTAAACGGGCAATCGGCAAGAGTAAGAAGAAAAGCCAAACGGGCTTTAGAGCAAGCGGAAAGAATATGGGTTGATTTGAATGAATCCTTAATGAATAAGGGAAAAAATTAAAATGAATAAAAGAGAAATAAAAAAGGAAAATAAATTTTGGCATTCAAACACATCAAGTGAAATGAATGATTCTATAAGCACAATAAAAGAGATTGAACGATTGGAAAAGATTGAGCAAGCAAGGGCAAAATATAAAAGATTGCCAATCAAGAAAAAAGCTCAATCGATTGCAAGCCCTCTTGATGTAATCGGCTCAAATGATATCAAGTTGAATCCTTATAAGGCTTCTCTTGAAACGGTAATTGATTCATGCCCTAAATCAATTTTGAGAAAGTCAAACTTGACGGGCAAGGTAATTGGAAAAGTTAAAGGTTATAACTATGAAACAGGAAGGTTCTAATTATGGAACCTCTTTCCTATCACGATATCGTAGCACTGACTGCCTCTACTGTTTGGTGCACCGCTCCCCGATCAATTTTCACTTTCTGCAGGTACGCTTTGTGGCTCCATATGGAGGCTAGGCAAACAAGGATACCTCTACGACACTCGGTAGGAGTGTACCTGCAGTATCCCTAGAGTATAACTAGCTCTAAATAGTTCGGCTCTCTGGAGGCGACTTCGTCTTTAAAAGAAGCAGAATGATGGCTGTGCGAACAATCCCGTGACGAGGGTGAGGCCTGCCATCCCAAAGAGCCGTCACTTTATCCCAAGGGGAGCATAGCGTACTTGCTTGGGTTCCTTATGTTCGCAGGAACCACCCTACCCTTTGGGTAACAAACAAACAAACAAACAGAAAGACGAGTTTCACCTGCTTCTCGACAAAAAGCAGGCAGATTTTATCTCATCATTGTTGTTGTGTTATATACGGGAGTACTACCTCAGGTACACTGAGGTTATACGGGAGTAGTACTACGCTTGTCAGCGGGAAGGGGGCTGACGGGACACAACGACGGACAATTTAACCAACACTAACACAACAAAATAAAATATTATGCCAGAAGATAAAAAAGAAGGACAGGCAATGGTAAAGGATTGCCTATTTAGTCATAAAATTGATCTCCTCAATAAAATTGGGGAGATGGCTCAGGACATTGCCGAGGCTGACGATGGCGACTACGCCAAAGCCAATCGTGATGTAGCTATTAGGAAGCTCGATGAGCTGATCAGAACGAACAAAGCTATCGACTTTGTGTACGATGTAACCTAAATAACTAGAAGGGGAAGGATATGGAAACAATAATTGTTTATGGGTTCACATGGCTGTTTGCGTCATGTGTGTTATTAACCTCAGGGTTCGCCCTGTACATGATGCTGAGAGATGAGTAAGGAACTTACAGCACATGAAAAGTTTGTGGCGCAGGCTGTTATGCCTGCAGTTCACATGAACGGCAATTCAAGGGAATCTCTCATCAATGAGTGGACTAACTTTGCAATCAAACTACAGGACGCTATGGAAGCTTTCCCCTTTGAGAGCTTTCACGGGCGTAATCACTACATTCGTCCCATGAATGATCAAGAGAACCTGTCTACGGGCAGAGAGGTAATTCAAAAGGGTATACAGTCGATCATAAGAATATCCGAGACCATAGGGTCAAAACTAATGGAGGATCAAATATGAGTATAATATTAAACCCCAAGCGAAGGGCCGTGAAGGCTATGTTTATCAAGGGCCACCTGAGAATGATGTCTGTGGGCATGAAGCACTCAAGCCTCACCATGACTGAAGTTCTCAAGCAAGCCTCAATGATCACTGACAAGAAGTACAAGCGTACCAAGGCAGGATGCAGGGAGGCATATGAGGATGTATCTCTGTACTTGAGAGCATACCTTCATGAGAATGGCAGGAATGGATTCTTGCCTCAGGTATCAACCTCATTCAACGGGATATAATTATGAATATAATGTGCGATAACAATATTATGAATGACCGAAGAGAGAGAGCTTTAGTCGTGAAACAACGATGGGATCAGCAGTGCGAGATGGCTCAGCGGGTCATCGAGAAAACTGGTATTAACATCGTGACCTGCGGTCAGTGCGGTCATGTCATGCTCCATAGCACGGATGATTGCGACAACATCGAGTGTCCGCACTGCGGATTCACCTCGGAAGCTTGCGACTTCCCTGACTTCTTTCATGAGCGGTCAGTAGAGGACTTTGAGGGGCTGTTGCTCTACAAGGAAGATAAGTAACCTAGTAAACTATATGACAAGAACAGAACAAATAATGCAATCAGCCAAGGGGCTTTGGAATATGGAAAAAATTCTGCCTGAGGCTGTCAGTCTGGCATTGGATGCTAGGCTGATGACTAATCACTCTACTATGTTTGTAGAGAAGTCAGCTATGCAGGCTATCAATGCCTGTAAGGTGGACAGCACCTTTGGTGAGGTCAAATGGCCTGCCAAGACGCTAAGAGTGCAGTATGAGGCAGACGAGGTGTATGACATCTCTGTCTCAAGGGGTAGCACTCATGAGATTATCGATCACTTACGCAAGATGCTCGAAGCAGGAGCATTCACGGATCAGTGGGATGGTCAGTACTGCGAGTCTATGTACTTTTGGCTAAACAGATACTGGCATAAGCGGGAAGTACCCATCTTCGACGGGGGCGAGGTTCTTATGTATGCCATCAAGACATCTAAGGGTAAATGCTACGGGAATATCCCATTGGAATACTCCTTTGATCAATTGAACGATGGTATCATGGAGACTGCCCATGCGTGGAAAGATTCCGATATCGTTAGGGAGCTAGGTGATCCTATGGTTGTTGGTAACACAATCATGAGCTCACTTAAGATGCTCTTGGCTGTGTTCGCCTACAGCTCTATCTCATATTTTCGCCCTCAACAAATCAACAAGAAGGACGAGCGAACCAAGCGTAAGCTCAAGTCCAAGGGATTCAGTGTACCCGATAAGGGAGGACTGATGAGAGTTGTTTATTTGCCAAGGGTGGTCAGGGAATATGCAAAGAAGCAAGGCAATGCCAGCATCCCACGCTCTCTAGAGAATGGCAGAATAGGCCATGTCCGTACACTTAGGTCGGACTACTACACAAATATGCAGGGACAGCAGATACTTATTCCGCCCATCCCTGATAAAACAGGTAGATATCCTCAGGTTATCTACAAGGTAAGGAAACCAAACAGATGAAACCTAAAACTTATACTCAAAAATTAATTCAGGATGTAGCGCAGCCTTTGTACTACATTCATTACCAAGTCAGCAAAACGGTAGATAAGGAAATTCAATTCTCTTGTCTCGAACATTACCTGCAGTTTGTCGGCTTACTTCAAGAGGCAGGATACAAGGAAATAGAAAATGCACAAGATACATAAACTAGGGGTCACTACGATGACCGAAACTAATCATGATGATGGCTCTATGGAGCTATATATAAATCAAGCCTCACTCAGGCTTCCATTGGGTGACATGAGTAAAATGAAAAAGCTTTGGCTGTTTCTTAAGGATAAGGGAGAGGACTGGACTTTTGAGGATTTCCTGAATAAATGCCAGCCGAGATCATTCGGTGGTGGCTTGCTCTTAGAGTCAGTCATTCGTCCTGCATACAAGGAGATGATCGGATGAATCCTTCTCATCACTTAGGGGCTATGCGTCCTGCTCATTCTATATCTCCTGCTGTTGTAGGGTCTTTGGTGAATAACATAGGTGACTACTATGTTTCTCCCAAGGTTAACGGGACATACTGTATCATGGAATACGGTAAGTTCTACAACAGACACGGTGAGGAGATGACTGATCTGACTCCTCATGTAAAAGGTACAAGTCATGAGGGGGCTCCGACTAACATCCTATCACAACTGGCTGATGCGATTGCGAATCCCGATATCAAGGAACAATTCAAGTGGCGGTGGACAAAGTCAGTCGTGCATGGCGAGCTATATAAAGGAGTATTCTACCCTTTTGATATTGTCTACTACAACGCCCTGTACTGCGGAGATACGCCACACGGGGAAAGAAGGAAAATAACCCATATGTGGATGGACTACGCAATCATGCTAGACCCTACCCTAGCTCCTAATATCTCCCGTCCACTGTGCTCAGACTTTATTTGTGCAAACGAAGTCATGTACAACGAGTTTGACGACGCTGAGCTGGCAAACGAATCGGGCTGTCCTGATATGGAGGAGATATGGAGGCATCATTCAAAGAATAAAAAGCACAGGCATCTTGATTGGCCTGACCTTGAGGGGTTTGTCCTCAAACACAAAGATATGCGGTTCACGAGGGGGAACTGCATGAAAATGATTAAATGCAGATGGAAATAAAAATACCCATAACAATCACACCCTGTGATGAAATGCTGGAGATAGTGACCACACTCATGCTCTCAACAGAAAAGCAGTCACTGTCGGCTGAAGCTTTCGCTCACTACTGTATGCAAAGGATGCCTATGGAGGTATCCGAGGCATTCATGATGCAACACAGGGCAAGCATTGCCATTATTAGGGAATCAGTCTCAGGGGTAGCCATCCCATGTGGCCCACTGGTCATATGGGACTCAAAAAACAAATCTATATCAGTCATCGCCACAGACAAACAGGCTAATGACCTAATAAAAATACATAATAATCACAATGAAGATCAATAAACTACTCGATACTGGCGGAGCTAACGGTGGTAACACCAAGCTTCGCAAAACTAACAACAAGACAGATGACCTGCTGTACACATGGCTTGGCTCTGTCATGCAATCTCATGTCACTGCCTTTCGTGTTGGCGGTCTCTCACTCGCTCCAAGCGACTGGGCTTGTCCTGCATCTAAGTCTGCTGACTGCCAACGATCCTGCCTGATGTCTGCAGGGCGTGGCAAGATGAAGCCTGTTCAGGCTGCCCGTGAGGGTAAGCGTGACTGGCTACGCAATGACCCCGATGCTTTCCTGTCCAAGCTCAGGGATGAGTTATCCAAGTTTCAAAAGCTTTGCAACTCAACAGGCGTACTGCCTGTCATGCGACTCAATGTCATCAGTGACATCGTATGGGAGAAGTATGAGATACCTCAGGAGTTCCCTGATATATTCTTCTACGACTACACCAAGCTCAGTGGTCGCCTACTCAAGACTCCTGACAACTACAGGCTCATGTTCTCTTGGTCAGGTGCTCCTGCATACCAGCCATCTGTTGAGCGAGCTATGAAGACTGACCTGCCTATGTCCGTTGTCTTTGATATGGACTTCCCTGAGTGGTTCCTTGGTCGCCCGATCTATGATGGCGATAACTCCGATCTTATGAACCTTACCCGTAATGGTGACATCATTGCACTCAAGGCTAAGGGTGATGCCAAGGGAGGCAAGGAGCACTTCATTGTTAATGAAGATAATTTCAACCGCAGTCAAAATTTACGGGCTGCTTAAGTAACCTAATAAACTAGATATGAGTGATCTAAATATACCAGTCAAAGAGACTAAGAAAAAGTCTAATTCTAAACAGCGTACACATCTGAATGTACCAGAGGGTACGGAGGAAAAATTCTTTCGTGCTAAAATGCTACAGCAACAAGCTGACTATCTCCTAAGTGAGGTACGAATAGAAGCTTCGAATGCTGTCTTTGAAGAGCTTGATAAGCTTGAAGAGGGTCGCATCGTTCCTTCAGGGTTTCAGTTTGGTGATGTTAAGTTTGATACATCGTCTCCAAAGGTTCCGAGTAAAGACAAAGAGGACACGATGTCCGATATCGGTATCGATACTGGCAATGCCTTCCCTGTACAGGCTACCAACCCCAAGCTGTTCTGGGAAATAATCAAGCAAGCAGGCATTGCCAAGAATGCCGAGAAGTTACTCAAGCTGATCAATCGGGCAAGCAATGGTGAGAACGAGAATGACAGGCTGACCCTAGAACTTTTAGCCGACTCTATCCCTGATGATATCGGATGGGATGGAGGAGAAGCAATCACTGCGGAGACTCCCCGCAAGCCAAAATATGGCGGAGCTGAATGGCTCAAACTGATTCACACACTGCCCCCTGCAGAGCGTGATCAATTCATCAATAACATAGGTCTCAGTGCAAGCCTTAAGGCAGACAAGGTGCACATCGAGGCAAATATCAAAAGAATGACTGCCACCAATAACTAAATCAAATGAGCAGAATATGCCGCGAATCCTCGGATAGCAAGATCGTGAGTTACGATCTCCTGAAGGGCTTACCCTTGGCTAATCCACACACAAAAACGCACCAGCCATTTCGTCACTCTGATCTGATTGATCTGGCTGTCTCACAGCTTACCAAGCACGGCTACAAAGTGCAGGACACTGAGTTTGCCCTACAGCAAGTCGAAGGTGGCCCCAATGGCCCGAAGGGTGATACCCTCAAGATTGACAAGTTCTTTGGAGTGATCGATGTCAAGTCGGACGCTACTGAGTACACGCCAACCATTGGGCTTCGTAACAGCAACTCATGTGCATCACGGGCTCTGCTGTCAGTTGGTACACGGGTGTTTATCTGTGATAATATGTGCTTTTCCAATGATCATGTCATTGGTCACAAACATACACAGGGTATCCTCGACGAGCTACCCAAACGGGTATCAGATGCTGTGGGTAAACTGAAGTACGACTTCGAGCGTACTCACAATCGTGTCCAGTTCTTCAAGGAGACTAAGCTCAAGCCTGAGGTTCGTCGCCAGATTTACGGTGAGGCGATTGATTACTTGGAAGAGTACGAGCTCACCAAGGACTCCAAGACTGACAGGGGTGCATTGCACAAGTCTTCATCTGCTGTTGGTCTGTGGCGTGACGAGTACCGCAAGCCTTGTCATGAGGAGTTTGAGCGTGATGACTTCTGGGCATTTCAGAATGCCTTCACAGAGATCGCCAAGAAGTGGGAGTTCGATGACCGTGTCGCTCGCACTCAGGGTGTCCTTAGTTTGCTTGAGAAGCATTCTGGTTTCAACGACGAGTTTCCTCCTGTTGAGCAGGAAGCTGAGAACCTCGCCTACGCTATCTAACAGGAGGCATCCGCAAGGTGTAAGTCCTCCATATTTATATGAAGAAATACTACTTAATTACAGAAAAGTGTAGGGACGGGGACTTTGAGTATTACGATTATATCCCTGTTGCCACAACAACTCCTCGTGACAAATGGGATGACAATTGGGAAAACTTATTTCTCTGCTGGCAGTATAGTTGCACCAGCATTGATTCAGACGGCCTGTGGTCTGATATGAGAATTGTTTCAGTATTTGAAGTCAAAGAAATCTCCTTTGATGAATACGGCACATTGGGCGGCCTATTGCGTAGCGGCACTTTCCGATTGGATGAAATCCTAAAGGAAGGCAGGGAGAGATGGGTAGAGAACGAACTACAGGAGCAACTGGAAAGGATTAATGAAAACTCATGAAAGAGACTAACAAGCGAAAATTGGCAGACATGGATATGTCAAAGATCAAGGTTCGCAAAAATCCACACAAGGGCAATCGCCCATTTAAAAAATCAAAATCATTCAAGAAAAGGAAATGAACGAAACATTATTAGCTATTAAAAAGTTCGAGAACGATAACGATGCCTACAAGGGCAAGATCGTCTCATTTATTAACGACACCTACGGCACGAAGATTACTGCTCTGCTCAACTTGGTGACTGATCAGGACGGATCATTCCTGTCTGCCCCACTTGGCGGTTGGCCTGAAGACCCTGCAGATATGCAGATCGCTCTGGATCAGCGTAGAGATCAAATCCTTAGCGAGACACTGGACGCTCTAGAGGATGGCAAGATATCTGTAGAGAGTGGCAGGAAAAATCCTTTCAAGGATGTTAAGTCTACTGTTGAGCCCACTGTGGTCGAGACAGTTGGTATTGAGCTTCCGCTTGAGAGTAACGATGAGGATGTGTTCGGTGAGCCATCTCTTCCTATCACTCCGCCTGATCCCGCACCGCATGACTTGGGTGCTGAGCTTGTAAAACTGATTAGCATGATCAGTCCATCCAATGTCAATCGTACCGAAGCCCCTGATGTTGGCGAGCAGATACAGCGTATAGAGGCAAAGCTCGATAATATTATCACATTCCAACGGAAAGTCGAAGAGCACTTCCCGTTCTTAAAACAATGATTAATAAAATAAAAATACTACTATACCGTAAGTTCCCTTTCCTGCGGTGTTTCTATGAAACCAGCAAGCTCAGGATACCCGAAAGCATAAAGGAAAAATGGAGGGTGGAAGTCCTTCGCAAAGGATACACGGGTCAACAAAAACAGAGATACCTCAAGAACTGCAGGCGTGGCTACTTTGGCACATTCAGCAGTGTGGACGAGGCTCTCAACTACTATCGCTGTTATTCAAATGTCAGCACCAAGATCAAGATTGGTGAGATATGGATCAACAACGAAAAACAACTAAATAAATACAAAGAATATATAGAAGGAGATAAGTAATGAAGTTCAAAGTAAGTGTAAAAGTATATGTTTCTCATGAAGTGTTTGCAGACACTGCTCTTGAGGCTGAACTGATGGTGCAAAATATGTGTCACGATGATTTTCTGAATGATGCGACTTACCAGTATCTTTCCCATCCTGAGCCTACAGGTCTCAGTGATGAAGAGACTGATAAGCTGAAACAGATTATGGATAAGGTCGAAGCTGATGCTAGGCGAGACTTCAGGCTCAAGAGCGGAGGATTTGCTACCTGTTCAATCAGTCAAATTACTGATGATAATATCTATCTCTCGCTCAGGTATGGCGTACAGAATGATGTAGAGGATTGTGTATACGAGGACAATCTAAAGGTAGAGCGAGACAAGATGCAACTCAGTGATGAAGGCTTTGAGCGATACAGTGGAATAATCAGTGGACATGAGGTTGTCATACGAAATGATTCCCATGAGCATGATGAGAATGAGTGTTGGATCGTTGATGTAAAAAACGATGACAGCAATGAGTATGTTCTCGGTGAGTGCTTTGGTGATAAATCTGAGGCTATTGCTAGGTATGATGCACTTGTAACCCATTTAACTAAATACGGGAAACACTCATTTCTTGTCCAAACGCCCCAAAGAGATGAGGAAGGCGAGTCTACCTGTGATGACTGTGATGCTACTGGTAGCTTTAGTGACGGCACACTCATGGGAATTGGCAAGAATATGAGCGAGAAGGTTGTATGTGGTGACTGCATTACTAACAGCAGTGATTTGGCAGTAGCCAACGATGAAGTGCCACCACCAAAGCGATTCAAGATTCATGGCGATGAGTACCCAGAGATATGGGCTCACTTTATGGGCAAAGACTACAATCCTAAATTTGAAGAGGAACTCGTCGTTCAGTTCCATAACCATAGAGAATCCAGAGACCACTAATGAAAATCAGTGCTATAAAAGAAATAGTAGCAAAGTATATGGGAGTTACAGTTCCCGATATAAACTCACGATCCCGCTTAAAGAATGTAGCCTTAGCTCGTCAGATAGCGATGTTCTACAGCTTTAAGAAAAAGAACACACAGATAGCTATCGGTAAAGAGTTCGACAGGATTCATTCAAACATAAGCTATGCGGTCAAGCGAATCAACGAGTGGCGAGAGTGCGACTGGGAGGTTCGTGAGATTCTTGATGGGATCGAAAACGAATATCCAATTCTTAAATCAAAATGATAATTCATAATGTAATGGACGAGAGTCTATCGATTAAACTAACGACTCAGCAACTTGAAGAACTTCTCTACCAAAAGGATACTATTGTTCCTTTTGAAGTAGAGGTGGACGGACAGATTACTGAGATAACAATAGAAAAAGCAAAGGAGTGGAATGAACCTAAGCCCAGAGATAGAAGACTTGGCAAGAGATGCCATAAGAGCTAACCCCATGCCCTTCGAGGAAGAGTATGGACATACTAAACAATTGTGCCTCTGGAACCTGTTCCAAAAGGAAGAGACAGAGGATAAGGAAGAAAAATGCATAGAGCAAAATCACATTTAATACTAACGCCACTAGGCACATTCGGCATTGCCAAGCAGACTGATTATTCGGATGTGAATGCCATCCTTAAGTATGTGGATGGCAAGCTACCGATGACATTGTCATACGGCTATGACAGAATGGTTCTGGAGAGACTTAGCTCACTGCAGGTATCTGGACGAATTGTCATATCTGCCAGTGCAGACAAGGCTATCGGTTCTGCTATCAACTCGAAGCGGGAGCCTGATCATCCAATCCTTGAGCCAACGGACTACGAGTTGATGGGCTACCTAGACAATAACCAAAAGCTTGTCGCTAAGGTTACATCTACCAAACTTGGTATCACCAAAGGTAAGTCATATGATTGCAGAAGATTGTCAGTCACATTTGACTCCTACTACTCCAAGCCCAAGATGCGGGTGTTGCCAATGTCTGGTCAGACCGAGGTCTACGATAATGACTACAAACTTAGCGGTGCTAATTTCGGTATCGGCTTCCATAATGACCACAAGAATTTCAAGACATTCATCGACAATCGTGATGGTCGTGGCTCCCTTAAGTACTTGTGGGTATACTTTGAGAAACCTAAGATCAAGTCACTCAAGGATGCCTATCCAGAGAAGTACAAGAAAGCTCTGCAGACAATCGAGTTTGCAGAGATCATGAACAACTTCAAATGCTTTGAGGGTCAGAAGGAATATATCGCCAGCGTGTCGCTTACCGATTCCGCCTGCATCACTGCGGAGACAGGTTGTGGCAAGACATTCTTCGCCATCAATCTTGATCTTATCAAGAACTGCAGGAAAACTTTACTGATTGCCCCCAAGGGTACAGTAAGAAGTACAGATGTCGCTGCTCAGTGGATGAAAGAGTTCAAGCGGTTCTCTCCAGATCGTCAGGTGTTCCAGTTGTTCAGTATGAAGGATTACAATCGCATCATATACGAGTATGGTGAGTTGCCCGATGGTGTTTACTTTTCCTATCATACTGCTTTCTTCAACGGTGGCTTTGAGGATTTCCCCACAAGCTGGCCTGCTGATGAGCGTGGTTCTAAGTTTGACGATAAGTTTGATTATGAGAATTACATCGAGCGGAATGATACTAAAGTTCGAGTGCCATCAGGCTACCATCGTGGCATTGGCATCACCCGCAAAGGTATCACCTGCATCTACAAGCCACATCTTGCTACCATCGTTGGTAACATTTTTGATATGATCATCATTGATGAGGCTCATGTCATGTGCAACATGAAGTCATTGGTCACTCGTGCCATCCTCAAGCTTCAGGCTAAGTACAAGTACTGCCTTACTGCTACTCCTGTTCCCAATATCTGTCACAATATATTCTCTCTTATGGGTTGGCTGGCTGTTCCTAATTGGTATCAGGGTGGTATGTCTAATGCCCGTTGGCCTTTCACTTGTGATGACATTTCAAACTTCAAGGAATTATTCCTCTCTAAGGAGATTGACATGACTAAGTTTGCCGAGGGTAGTAACACTAGAGCAAGAGATGCCGCTATGATTTCTAATGCTCCTCGTTTACTCAAGTTACTTAAGACTATTATCGCTTACATCTCCAAGGCACAGTGTAATCCTGATCTTGTTAACTGTAAGATCAATACCGTGCGTGTTCCATTTGGTGAACAGCAGAAGGAATTGTATGCCTATAATCTTGATCTAGATAATATTCCCTATGAATCCTTTGCTCGTGCTGGCGTTCAGCAGCAACGCCTTCGTGGGATTTGTGCTGACCCAGAGGGGCGTGAGTGGAATAACATTGTTGAGTCCATATGGAATCCTAAGACGCTTGCTACCATGCAGAAGATCAAGAAACTCATTGAGGCAGGTGAGCAGGTCGTTCACATTTCTGCATTCAAGGGTCAGAATGATATCATTGCTAAAGCCTTAGCTGAGATGAATGTTTCCTACAGCAGGATTGACAGCTCCACTTCTAATCATGCCAAGCAGTCAGATAGCTTCAAGACTGGCAAAACTAAGGTTATGCTCATGGGTATCAAGTGTGCTGTTGGTCACAGCTTTGACAACTGCAGGCATCTTATTATTGGTTCACTTGAGTGGAGTTATGGCACATTCAATCAGGCTCTCGGTAGAATCTACAGGCTGAACTCTCCACGGGATGTTGAATGCACGATCATCCTCATCAAGGATAGCATCGAGGAACTTATGTTTGATCGCCTCGCTCAGAAAGAAGATGCCGCCACGATCTGCACCAAAGGTAAGCGTGTGCCTACCAGCTATGTGAATGAATCAGATGCAGAAGTATTTGCCGAGCACCTAGGTAAGTCCCTGTCTGGACACTGGAATGCTAAGTCTGTGCCTGAGTATGACTGTCAGGAAGAATGGCTAAGTAAATTAAGTTTGACTATGTAACCTAATAATGTAGATCAATGGGAATGAAGAAACTTGAGTGGTGTGCGGATGGGCAAAAAAGATTGCCAATTGTGATATGTGGAAAGAATGAAAAGTTCATGCTGATGACTTTGGCTATATTGCAAAACAATAGAAAAAAGAATCCTAAAGGTATGCACTATATTGATCCTCGTGATCGTGAGCCATTGAAACTTTAGTTACATGAAGATAGTTAAAAACGATAAGTCAGGAACCTACAGCGTACGCTATAACGCACAGGATGGTTCAATCAGAAGCACCAACCTTAAGGTTAAAACCCTCAAGCGAGCACAGGAAATGGTCAAAGAGCTCGGTATTGAAAAGCTGGAGACTGCTGCCCAGCTTGGTGTTCTCTCTCAGGAAATTTACAGTAAACTTACACATGGCAGTCTTACTAAATATGATGAGGTATTCGAGCTGTACACCAACCATCTCAAGAAGCTAAGCCGATCAGGGAATACCATCACCACTTACATTGCAGTCTTCAAACAATTTGGGGAAGACTACAAGGCTACAGGCAAACCAATTACCAGAATAAAAGAGGAAGACCTGTTCGAGTTTCTCAATCGCAAAGATCAAACGACTCTAGCAAACAGGAAGCTCAGGCAGACAGCCATGAATGGTCTATTCAAGTATGCTATGGCAAAGGGATTTACCTCAAGCAACCCAATGGCACTTGTATCAATAGACAAAAGCCTGCTGAGCCATAGACAAAAAGAAGCCTCACAGAGAGAGCCATTTACTTACAGGGAATATTTCGATGTCCTTAATGCAGCACCTTATTTCTACAGGCAAGCTACTGCCCTCTCCTACTGGACAGGACTAAGGCTTGGTGATATATGTTGCCTAGAGTGGGATTCATTAACGAACAATACAATCACCGTGTGGACAGAGAAGAAGGACAAAAGAGTAGTCATTCCAATTGACCATGAGCTATGCGGAGGAGATAAGCTTCGCAGGGTACTTTCCGAAATAGAAGTTGTTGATGAAACCTTTTGCTTCCCTGAGCAGAGAGCTATCCACGAAGACACTTCCAAGAGGTCAAGAATGAGTGTTTACTTTGGCAGAATTTGCCAACGGGCAGGAGTATACGACAAGACATTCCACTGCTTAAGGCATAGCTTTATTACAAGACTTAGCCGAGCAGGTGTAATGCTTGAAGATATCGGTAAGATTGTAGGTCACAGTAGCAAGGAGACAACTAAGGGGTACGCCCACTAGTTACTTCTTGCACTTCCTTCCCTTCGGGCAAGAGGTTTTTCTTTTACCTTTACCACCCCAAAGCTCAGTACAAGCCAAGTGTCTCGCTGTTCCTGATTTCGCAGTTGAACACTTGTGTCTTGCTTTGAATGACTTCCGAGCTTTACCAGAGTAGTTATTGCCATATCCCTTTGCTCCTGCATGAACGAGCTTTTTCTTGCCGTTCTTACAATAGAGTTTCATCACCTTCTTGTTTGGTCGGGTTGATCTCTTAACCTGACCACACTTCATTTTAGACTTTGGGGACTTCTTTGCAGGCATGACTTACTTTTTTTTCTTTTTTATCTTAGACTGGAGAAACTTAGGTAAGGTTTTTTGCTTCTTAGCCATAGGTTTCTTCTTCATTCCTTTTCTACCTCTCATCGTAGGTTCCTTTCTTTTATATGTTCTTTATCTTGTTGGGAGTAGTTATTGTAATAACCTTTCTTGAAAATTGATTCAGAGGATTTTGATAAATGCTTGAGTGATTGTATCAATATCAAGCCGTAGTCTGGTGCTCCGTTGCCTTCAAATTCCTCAAGACTCTCATCCACAGGGTGGTCGGGATGGAACCCAATAGTCCATACCCCATTATGATTATCATTCTGTTCGTCGATCCAGTTATCAAATTTATCAACTGGAACTTCTTGGTATCCAACCCATGCAACAACATCAACCGAGTCATCATCGGGGCAGTTTCTTTTAATTTCACCGCATTCGTTAAGGTTGTGGATCATATTAAATCTTACCTTACCCTTTGCCCAAGCTTTCCTAGCAAAAGGACAAGCAGCTAAACCGTTAAATTCTTTGCTTGGCACTTCAAGAACCTCTCTAGACCACTGTCTTATTTCTTCTTGGATTTTTGCTTCCATGAGATTCTAGCTGGGCCTTTTTTCTTATTCTTCGCTGAATTGCATTGTGCCTTAGTGGGTCTACACGCAGGGTATGGTCTTTTACTCTTACCCTTCTTGGCTGACTTTCTTCCACAGGGCTTACCTGTCTTGCAGTCAATCCAGCCTTTCCCCCCATTACGGGAGAACCATTTCTTCAAGCCCTCACTGCTCATACAATAATTTCTGTGGGGTTAATGATGGCTTTATATTATCCTCCCAAGCATCCTGCACTGCGTCTCCTTTATTTATAACATCCAAAGGAACTTTCATAGAGCCGTATGCATTAGCTGCTTTAGCTAAATTCTTTTTTACGGGAGAAACATTTGGCATCATATTAAGCGCCATGATCTTCTTGATCTTCCCCACTATCGGTAATGCCCCTACACCCTCAAGCAGAATGTTAAGCTTAGTCCCATCACCCCTCTTGAATTCACTGTAGGCTCTCCACAAATCATCCCAAGAGGCAACTCCCGTCATATCCCCAAACTCTAGTATATTTTCCCAGAGTGGATCACCATCAGCTTGCTTTCTACTTAAGGTTAAGAGATCGTCTAGTTTATCATTCCCAGCACTCTCATACGGAGAATTCATCGGTCTTGTCGAGGTGGAATCCCAGCTAGTATAATCAATAAGTCTCCTTGGAGTCCGAGGTATGTAAGGGATGCCATCTCCTACATCACCCTGCACTCTCACATCTTGCATTTTATCCTTCATTTCTTCTTGGACTTGTTCCCCCAGTTTTTAGCACCGACTTTTCGACATTTCACTAAGGCTCCTGACGCATATGCACTAGGCCATTTCTTATAGCGAGACTTTACCTTGCTATAACAGGCATCTTTTTTAGCACCTTTCTTAGCGCTTTTTTTGGGACTTTTTCTTCCTTTTGCCATTCTTAAGATGTGGGTTCAGTTTCATTTGGGTTTTATGAGCTGCCTTCTGACAGCAACACATAGCTTTACTCTTGTTCATTTTCGTCCTCCTCTAACATTTCTGCCCCCAGATCAATCATCATGGGGTTCGATAAAGTGTTCTTCGCTACCTCCAAGCACCCAATCATAGTCTCTAAAGTCAGATCAAATTCGTTCCTGTACCTTACGATCAGGTTGTCTAGCTCAATTGTGAAGGAGTCAACCTGCTCATGATATGGCATCGGCTTTACTTCCTCTTTGGCTGCATCCTGCGGTTCTTCTTCTTCGTAATGCACTTGATATTACTCCTTTTATTATTGTTAGGATTCTTATCTTTATGGTGAGCTTCCTGTCCCTTCTTACACTTTGCTTTTCTGCGAGCTTTATTTCGGCTAGACCTGCGTTTCCGTTGGGCAGGCTTACCGTGGTATGCATCATACTCAGAGTTCTTCGCTCCTTTCTTGTATACTCTTTTAGCTCTCATTCTAATAATCTAATTTGTTAGGTTACAACTAGCAAATTAAATCCCAGCCGTGCTTATACTTCTCATACTTCCCTCGGCTATCGGGGTTAAGGAATACCTTTAAAGTTATATTACTTCCTATTGCAGATTCAGGTATAAGATACCAAAAGTGCTCACCATTTGCTACAACCACAACGGCAAGCACATCAAACGAATCCTTGTCTCTGGCTTTCTTTTGAGAAAGTGAATTACCTTTTCCAATCGTTACCTTATAGCCACTTGATTGCTTACTACCTGTTCCTTTGACCTGTATCCTCTGAAGCCTTTTGCCGTTATCTACAATCACATCATAGGGCAGGTAGTCTCCTTCTGGAGCTGATACCGCTATTCCCCTCTTGAGGGCTTCTGTCTTAAACATGGACTCATACAGCGTACCTGCTTGTTTGTTGTTCACAACGACATAAGCCTAAGGCTTTCAGAAAATTGGGTTGTAGTTTTACGGGACTTCGCTGGCGTACCACCAATTAAGTTAAGGTAATACTCATGTGCCTGCTGAGCGTCCCGTATCGCTTTACGATCATCCTCATCCATTATTGAAAGAACTGCTTCCATATCCTGATCTGACATAGACAGCTTAGTCACAGCAGTGTGCAGGGTCTTCTGTTTAAACTTAGCAACGACATCGGCATGAGGGTCAGGCTTGGTGGATGCCAGTAAAGCAGCCCTGTAGGCACTCAGGAAACCTTCAGTGTCATTCGAGTAGGCAGATCTCTGCATCTTTTTAATTTGAAGGCTTATATTCGTTGGTGAATATTCGCCCACAACGGGCTTTAGTTCCACATCAATTGCTTGAGCATGGGATACAAGGAGGTTCTTAAGACCAATCATCTTCTTGACCTGCTGTTCTTCAGCAAAAGGATTTATATTCACTGGATCGTCACCAACATACACAGGGTCTGCAAGAGCGGGGACAGCACTTGTTGCCAACTGGCTTAACTGCAAAGCACCACCCATTCCCATTGTATACATCACAGGGCGAATAATGTTCTGATAATCCAGCTCACCCGTTTTAACTAATGTGGATGAAGTCTTACGGACATTATCAAGCATATTAACCAACATGATACGGTTGGTGATATCCCTCCTGTATCTTGTGTCATCAGTTCCAAGTGTCGCACCAAGTATCTCTTGACCAAGCCCGAACATACCAGAGACCCTAGTGGTTCTTTCAATGTAGTTATTCCAGTCAAACCTAGGGTCAGCCATTGCAGCAAATGTACCTATTACTGGAGTGGCTGCGATTGGTGGAACCTTCCTCAATGAAGAAGGTGTGCCGAGAATCTCTTCATCAAACCAATCTGTCATCAGCGTAATAAGGATTCCCATTGGAAGTGCAAAGCCTCCCCCGTAAACTAGTAGATACCGAAAAGCCTGCTTCATCGCAATCTGCCCACGCTGATCTGTCATCGCTTCCTGTCCGTGCGACAAGGCAGAGAGTGACCAGTTTAACAGAGGCGACGCTGCCATTGCCACCCCAGAAGAAGTCTGCCTTGGCTTACCTGAAAGTCCCTCATAGACCACATCAGACATAACAAGGTTAACCGCCATCTTAACACCTTCATCAGTAAGTATGTTAGCCTTTTCGTTATCCAGCTTTCTCCTTCTGTAATCTTGAGCAAGCTTTGTGAGGGATTGTCCTTCACTGAGTAGCCTTGTGTTAAGCCACTCTACGCCCTGTTTCTTTCCAAAAATCCACTGATCTAGAGTAGTATCGGCAAAGCCCATCTGCTCAGCGGTAAGCTCAATGTTTGTATCAAACGGATCGATGTTCATTACATCCAATACTTTGGCTGCATTTTGTACCCGTCGATGAAGATGCTTTGCGTAATTATTTGCGAGCGATCTAGTTATAGCCTGAGATAATGTACCGAAGGGTGAACCCAAGAAAGGCAGGAAGCTACGAGTCGAAAGAGCAGTAAACTTACGGTTAGCCTTCTTTCCCCTACCCCCTTTGTTTTTCTCAATCCAAGCCCTGATACTACGCATGGCTCGTTGCGACTTATTCAGTTCCCCCTTGTAGCCCATCATTCCTGTGACTCCCTCTGCATCATCAGCAAGGGGATCATTAAAAATTTCAGAGATTACTCTTTGGTAATCATTCATTGCAAATGGCTGGAAGTTACCAAGCCTGAAGTCTGCTCCCCATCGCTCAAGGTATCCACCAAGTATCTCCTGTACAGTTCCGAAGGCTGAGCCTAGTGTTGTACGGAATACAACATCTCCAGACAGACCGAGCTTCCTGTTGATATCAGGTATGGAACCCAAGTTCATCAGTGCTGATCGGATATTGTTTACATTACCAAATGCTACAAACTTCAGGAAATCCATCCCTGTAGTTGTGTCTCGCATCCAACTTTCCTGCCCTGACATAAATTCGTTAAACTTCTTCCATGCTCTTATGGCTTCGACATAAGAATTAACCTTCACCTCCAAGTCTTTAAAGTCATCCATAGACATGACCTTCTTAATCTTAGATCGGCTTACTCCCTTAAGAATTTTAAGTATTGTACCATCAGTGAATCCATCATTCCCTACCGTTTTCATGCCTAATGAACGCATTAGGTTGTCGTACTTTGCCCTTACATCCGCATAGTCCTTTTGAAGCAGTTCCTTTGCAGCTTCAAGAACTTCCCCGTTCCTGCCAAGATGCTTTGCATGAGCCATCTTGTTTAGCTCCATAGGCATTTCGATCTCACTGTATGAGTTGTACTGGAAGAAGTCTGATGGCAGTACCATAGAGAGCTCACGATTATGCAGGGAGTTGTCTACACTTTTACCATACTGTATCTTGAGCAGATTCTTATCTGAGTTTGCTTGAGCAGTTGCATCATATAATTTCTCCACTGCTGATGCCTTGGCCGCCAAGTGCTTAAGGACAACCTTAGCAGTCGCTTCAAAGTCTCCTGAGGGATTGATAATCCTAATCATATTAGCTAGGCGAGCACCTGCGTTGGCTCCCTCTGATGATTCCCAAGCATCCTTTACGACTTCAGGTGGAACTAAAACTTTTTTATCTTCCCCCTGAGGGACGAATAGTCCAGTAGTCCTTGCATCCAAAGAGGTCAGGACAGGGTTCAGGAAGAAGTTCTCAACATTTGCACTGATGCCACTCTTAGATAAGACGGCAATGGCAGAGGTCTCCGCATCTGCTTCTTCACCTTTGTCCTCAAGGCTCTCCAGCATAGTTCTGAATACACCAATCTGTGCTCCCTTTTCACCAAAGTCCATTGCCTGCTCGACCACATCCATGTCAGCACTTCTTGCTACAGTCAATGCACCCTTCTCGATCTCTCTTCTGTATATGGAATTAAGATTACCCGTTACCATATCTTTGGTAACTAAGCCCTCGTCTTCAATTGATAACCCCCATTGGTTGGCAACTCCTCTAACCATCTTACGAGACATATCCACCTCAATAAGCATTTTAAGGAATGCCTTGTATCCGTTAGGCGATGAGTAGTTCAATCCCATAAACTTCTCATCCTTCAACTGGTTCCATAGTTTCCTTGCACCATCTTCGTAGTTTTGAATTTCTGGACGAGACTCAAACCAACCAATTGTTTTTTTGTAAAAGGTTGTGAGATACTTGCTCATCTCCATACCGCCCAGCTCTTTGCCTAGCCTCCTGTGTGCTCTCGCAGTTCTTAATCCCTGTGCGTAAAATCTCTTCTGATATTCCTTGTTGTCGCGCGTGAAGCCGTTCAGTACCTTTGACATCTCCACACCGAATCTTCCTGCCTTTGCGAATACTCTTTGGAATGATTGCAATGCAGAAAGCTTAAACCCAAGGTGGGCATGATTCATTATATCAGGCGTGAAAGCCTCAGATAATTTCTGTGCCATCTCCTTGTAGTAGCGCAGGGCTGAAGGGGTGCTTCCGTATTTATCTTTAAATTTATCTGACCTGATGATCTTCAGGGTTTCACCTGCTTTACGAAGAAGCTTTTTCCCTTCCGCAGATTCTGGTGAAACAACCTGAAATACATCCTCCTCCTCAATGATTTCCCCATCCTGAGAAAGTGCTAGTGTTTTGATCGCTACACCCTCATACAGCTCAACGGGCTTATGCATACCAAGCTGTTCATTCAAGGAAGACAACTCCTCCTCATAGGTCTCGATCTGCACATCAGCAATCTTGGTATTGTCCTTAGCTTTATCAATTGTTTGCGTCGCCTTATCGCTCTCCTTGCGGATTTCCTTAATAGTCTTTATCTCCTCAGCAAATACCCCATCAGCATCTACAGATGTGTAATCACCGACTGCTGCTTGCTTTACCTTCTTCCATTCATCTTCCTGTGCTGTCAGGAGGGCGTCACGGCTTGCCCTTACCCTCAACGAGAAGGCAACCTTGGAATCTTTGTATCCATCTGAACCAACTAACCTAGCTACTATTGCCTTGGCGAACTCATCACTTCCGTTGAATCCAATGTCACTAGCTGTGATGTCTAAGTTATTAACTAAGTAGCTAAAGTCCTTCGTCTCGACATCGTAATTTAGTTCGGTAAGCCCCACTAAAGTATCAAACAATTTGTCTTCATCTATCTTATAGTCTGCAGTGGGCAGGTCAGCTTCTGGATTAATTGCAAGAAGACGCTGGTATGTAGCGTTCATGTTCCTGCCCTTCAGCATTGTTCCCGCTCTTCTCGCAAGCTCTGACTTTACCTGAACCTGATTAAAGATGGTTGTCTTGCTCGTGAGCTTTGAAAGCTTCTCCTTGTTGTCCTCGATTATCTTTTGATTCTCTTCGATAGTCTTGGTTAAATCATCCTTAGCGTCGTGAGCTTTCTGTAAATAGCCTGATAAGATATTGTGAGCATACACACGAGCTTGGTCTCTAAGTGCAGGCTGTCCAAAATCCCCAATACGCCTGTCAATATTCGTCTGCACAGGCTGATCCCCTACGACTTTTCTTGTCTCTACAAAAGACATCTTCTCTGATACGACTTGCTTAAGGTCTCTTGGCATCACAGCCACATCTTTCTGTCCCTTGATTTTTATATTCTTTGGAATCTTTGTGTGCTCCTTTATTGCATTCTTCACATGATCCTTATCCTGCATCTCAGGAGAAATCTTAGATATTGCTTTTGCGAATGCTGACTCAAACCTATTGATCCCTGCCAGTACGGTCTCATAGGTCGATGAAACTATTGAGGCTTTCTCTTCAAAATTTGGCAACTGATTTTGCTCATCATATGGGTCATCAAAAGGGTCTTCCCCGAAAAAGTCTTCTGAGGTTAAGACAGTCTGCTCTTCTTCTCTCTGCCTAAAGGAATCCTTCATGAACAGTTGAAGCTGCTCATCCATTACATCTAATAGGCGTGGCTCGGATATACCTGTGAAGACGCGATTAATTGTGTCCCTAAACCATCTTATGATGTTTCTTAAAAATGATGGGCTTTCCTGCTTTCTTACCCAGTTCCTGAAGTCACGATCAAATAATACATGAGCCCACATTTCTTGCTCGTTCTGCAATCCTGCAACAAAGTTTCCTCCTGCCTGCTTAACGAGATGGTCGTATATCCTCTTGCTGTTCTCTCCAACTTTCTTTAGCTCATCTCTAGATAGCTTGCCTTTAGGAACCTGCTTACCGTCTCTTGCTGCCCTTGCTGCTTCTATACTTCTGTAGAGAACTGCGTGACTAAGCTCTTCCGTTAATACAAATAGTAACTTCTCTAAAGGATCGGCATCTGAATCTCGTGGACTGGTGAAAATATCCCCCATGTGTATTCTGTCGCCTGAGAAGAAGCCGAATACATGAGTGTCTTTACGGCTACCGTCTGGCATTATGCCCATGTAGCTTTGCTGATCGTGAAAGACTACTTGTATGTCATCTAATAAGGGGTGTCCCTGTAGTCGTCGCAACGCATCCTTGACCTTTCCTGTTGCTAAACCAAGGGCCCGCTCCAGCATATGCGTTGCCCTGATGTCTGTATTCTGCTCACTGCCCTGCAGGAACCCTACAATGGTCTGTGCATTTCTCTGTAGAACGCCCTCTCTTTGCTCCTGTGGGAATCGCTCAATAAGAGGCTTTGGCTTAGGAGGCATTCGCTTACTATCTTCATCCACACGAGAGTCGCTAAGATCATTACTTCCTATCACTTCCTCGTTGGTATAACCCATCTCACCCTCGATACTTGAATCTAGATCAGCAGTTCTTTCTGCCTGACTTAGTTGTTCATATTGTAAATTAAATTCAAGAAGTTTGGTTAAATTACTTAAGTTGGGATTATCAGTAGTGAACTCTGAAGCTAAATTTTGAATGAAATTATCTACATTCCAATCCAAATTTTCGGGCCTGACCTTTTGCGTATAATTTATAAAGTCTTTAAGTAAATCTGTAGGTTCAAGTCGCTGTATCGCCCCAACAAGTCCTTCAATCTTTGTTTGTGTTCTTACAAGTACACTTAAGAATACTTTGGGAATGCCTTCATCTTCCTCAAACTTCTTATCAATTCTAACTTGGTTCAAAATATCTAAATCAAGTTCATCAGGATTTAAGCCTGAATCACGCAGGATGTCACCAAGTCCTTCGCCTACAGAATCCTGAGAGTCTTCAGAATCTTCAGAATCGGACTCTGACTTATCGGACTCTGACTCTTGCACAAGGTCGTTCTCATAAGAAATAACCGCTTGTTGTTCTTCACGAGTAAGACTTACTTTCCTGTTATCTCTAACAGGGATATTTTTCGTTTCTTCAAGGTATTTTACAAGTGCTGCAAATCGAGCTCCTCCCGTACCTGCATCTCTAGCTTCATCAGTTAAACCAAATGCAGCTAAAATGTCTGCCACACGAACATCATTATGAAAATCAGAATTATAGGCGGATAATAGCGGATTGTAGTCACCGTTCTCATCAACTATTTCTTCATCTGTGTCTCCATCTTTATAACGAGTAAAAGGGTGATCCTCAGGCAATTTGCTAATCTTATTTTTTGCAGCCTTGAAAGAGGCTTGATCTTCAAAATTGAATCTTTTCTTTGCCCCTGTTATCCAAGTGTCAGCCTTACTTTTTCTGGAGGCTTTTTCAAAATACCCGATAACTGAGTACTTCTCATCAAACTCAGAATCCACAATTCTTGCCCTGCTCTTCTGGGCTCTAGGATTATATGCTTTTTGTGAAATCAGCCCATCAACTTTAATCCCGTCCTTAACTGCTTGGGCAGTCCTTACAAATACTTCTCCTGATTCTTTATCCTGAAATACAACACCAAGTGTTCTACCCCCACGATTATCCTTCGTTTGGGTATCAAATTTATCACCAATGGCATCCTTTATTGTTTCTCCCTTGGCTGGCTGATATTTAATTATAGCATCCCCAAAGTCTTCGGAGTAATTATCTAGTATTGGCTCACTGGAACTGGATGGACTCGCTACGCTTTTCTTCTCACCTGTCCACTGGTTGTAGACTGTTTTCCAAGAAAATCCCCCTTCGGGATTAATCAAAGGAATTTTGTTTGTGTAGGTCTTGCTCTTCTTGCTCTCGGTGTAAATTGGTTTCGTCTGCCTGTCTTCAAATAATCTTATAGAGCCGTCTGTATCTCTAAATCCACGAATATAAAATCCTTCGGGATTTAATGAAGGAAAGTCTTTTTGTACTTCTTCTGAAGTTTGAAAATATGGAATTGGGCCAGTCCACCCCGCTGCAATTACAGGCTGTGGACGGCTACCCTGAAGCGTCTCGGAGACAGGCTCCCACTTGTAACTTCTCCTGATTGTAAGACCTCCGATTTTTGTATCTACATTAAACCTATTATTAACAATCGGGCCAATCTTGACATCCTTACCTACAATTTTCCTGATTGCCTTAAGCCTTTTTTCTTCTTCAGCTTGTTGCTCTGCTTCCAGATCAATATCAAGTTCCTCTCGGTCTCGCTTGACTTGACTTGGTGTTGGTTTTTCATCTCTAGTTGTCTGAGCTATTACAACACCCTCATTATCTAGGGTATCGTACTTACCTGCTCTGTTCCCGAAAATGTATCTCCTAATATTAGAAGTTGAATCAATAAATACTTCCCCAATTTTATTAACCTTATAATCGGGATTTCGTTCACCTAAGTTCCTAACTCCAATCACTTTTGTTTCACTTGCGACAGGCTTCCCATCCTTGATCTTTTGTATCGCAACTGTACCCTCGCTGAAAACTTTGGTGACTAACCAATTCCCACGCTCATACTTAAACACTCCTTCTGCTTTGTTTGTCTTGAGCCACTGTTCATTTGCTAACCTTCTTTTCTCCTGCTCTTCCTTTAATTCATCCCTGCTAAGCTCTCTATCTATTTTATTAGGTAACAGATTTCCGTCTGAATCAAAATGCTTGCTATGATGTTTATTAAGGAAGCCTCGCAGCTTGTCGTTCTTCTTAAGATTGTTGTACGCTTTTCCGCTTGTGGGTATATCCTCATTTTCGATTTCATCGAGAAGTTGATAATACTTTTCCCTGTTGGTTTCTACATCAGCAAAATCTTTTCTAGATGGTATGAGCTCATCATTAACAATGTAGCCCTTACTCTTGAGCCTCTTGGCTAATTCTATTTTAGCAGAGCCTTTGCGAGCCTCATGCTCCTTTACCATCTGTTTATCAGTAAGGCTGTCTATCCAAGTGTGAATACCCTTGAATGACTTTTTCTTTTTTTCCGCTACTGCTTTTAGTTTTTCTTCGATAGCTTCCTTAATCGCAAGCTTTCGAGAATCTGTAAGATCGGGCTGAGGGGTAAATTCATAACTAATATCATCATCATCCTCTTTTATCTCATACTTACCTTCCAGTACTTCCTCCTTGCCTTCTTTACGAACTACTAGATTTTCTTTTATTTTTACTGGTTCTTTCGTTTCACTAGCAAGAACATTTTTTCCGCTTACCTTGGCGACGAAATACTTAGGATCAATAGTTCCCTCAACCTCAAAAGTACCGTCAGGGTTTGCGTATCTTTTTGGTCGAGCTGCTCTGTCATAAACGTCTTGCGGAATATCCATCACGGCTACATTCATCGTGCTTCCACCGCCTGTAAAATCTTTTAGATTACCTTGGTCATCCACATAACTGTCAAGCTGATCCATTGAAGATATTACATGGGCTGTATTTCCCAAGTTAAACTTCCACTGCAATCCCTCTGATTTGATTTTCTCAATTAGACTTTCGCTTGTCTGATGTATAATTCGGACAAAACCTTTAGGTATAGATGGAAGAGTTAAAAAAGTTTTTACTTCCTCTTCAACAAGCTCAGTTCTGGCAATCTCCTCCCCACGCTCTTTTAATACCTCCTCAACTCGCTTGGCGTAATCACCTGTAGCAAACTGCTCAATTCTCTTCAATGAGACTGTAGGCAGCTTAGCAAGATCATCCTTTTCCAGATCAAGCTTAAGATCAGGGTCAAGGTTCCAACGAGTTGCATCCTGTTCCTCGCTACCGCCCTCAGTCAAAATTACCTCACCATCAGCATTTACCACCTTCAGTTTTCCACCACCAAGGTTTTCCATGACTCGACCCACTTCTCCTGTAGCTGGTCGAATAACATAGTCTCCCGTGCTTAAATCGCTTTCATATGTTGGCTCAATAACACCTTCATCTTCCTGCTCTGGGATATCAGAAATGTCTATATCAGGAGCACTATCTTCGGAACTCAAAGCTTTACGGGTAAGCTCGACACCTCCGCCAAGGACAGTACCTCCCATAACACCCATCGCTCCTGCATTGATAAGCTGATTGATGTCCTGCTGAGTAAGATCAAGGTCTTCACCACGGGCAATCTTTGCTGCTGCCCAATTAACAAGTTCCTGCCCTGCTTCTGTTGCACCCTCTACGCCTGCAGTTCCTGCAAATACGACTCCCGCAGGCATAGAATTTATCATCTTACCCACCTGAGTCCTCGCTTCACCCATTCCTATTTTTTGAGAAAGTCTTCCAATTAGGGTTAGCGGTATAGCAGACTCCAGAGCACCAGATACACCGCCTGCGAGTATTGACATCATTCGGGCATCTTTAGCATCTACATAATTAGGATTCTTTACCCGCTCACCGTCCTCCATTATGTACTCAGGCTCGGTGAATCCGTTGGAACTATTATAGAGGTCAGCATAGACTTCACCTGAATTCTGAGTAATAGAAGAGCCTGCAGTAGAAACTCCAGCACCCCACTTTGCTCCACTGCTAAACTTCTTACGCATCTCCTTACGAAGTCTCTCGTCTAGATCAACACCCTCCTTAATCTCGTCTTTTATCTTTTTCTTAATTCCCTGCTTTGCTGCCTGTGCCGCAACACCTCCAACACCTGCACCGATAACCATAGAGCCAACTAGTTCGAGTGCTTGCGGAGCGACTTCGCCAGCCATTCCTGCAGCCCATCGACCAAGTGATGACCAACTTCCTCCTTCTGCAAAAGGGTTCACCTTAGTGATATCACGCTCGCTTCTTGGGCCTTCCTTGATTGCTTTCTCAAAGTTGAGACGAGCTGAGGACATCAAATCATCTTCTACTTCATCAAATCCTAATGCACCTGCAGCCAGTCCGATACCAGCCTTGGCAGTGCCTTTCATTCCTTCAAGCCCACTTGAAATGCCACGCCCAAACTCATCAATCGCACCCTTGTAAGCTCTTGGCTTAAGGTTAGCTACTTCTCGTGCATGAGAGGCAAACTCAGGATCACCAATTTCATCAATGGTGTATCCCCTCTCTTCGATCTCCCTAGTAAGCCTTCTTACTAAATAGGTGTCAGTTGTATCAACATCAGGATCACCCAGTTGCCTCAGGTTTTCCTTAAACTTATTTAAAGAACGACTAGAGTATTCCATATCATATGCCTAAACTCCCCCTTAATGCATTTAACATTTCAGGGCTATTATACTGTTGGTCTATTCTTTGTCCTTTAGGATTCGTAAATCTAGGTTGATCTATAATGTCCAAAATTTTATCAGGGTTACCATCACCATTAGAATCAATGGCTAACGCCCTAAAACCTGCAGTAGTCCCATCTGGCAAGGTTTGCACAGCATTCACAGGAATCACATTCTGCCCTTGAAAATTTCTCATAGCCTGACGATCTGCATTTCCATACTGAGAGACTGGTAGCATCTTTGTTGGCGGTGGCTTGTCGTAGACTGAAAACATTGGGCCATCTTCACGAGCTGATACTCTGCTTAAAAGATCAACATCTGGAAGGCTTGGAGCCTGTTCGGCTCTTGGTGGCTGAGTGGGTGCTGCTTGCAAAGGTTCCTCAATAGCAGGTGGAGTCGGGGGCTGTTCGACTACATCCTCACCCGCTGAGGCTTCAAGCGGTGCTGAATCAAGCTCTGCCAACTTTCTACGAACCTCTGCAGAAGTTGTAAAAGGTATGCCATATTTCTCTGCTTCTTTTTGCAAAGCAATTCTGTCGCGAAGTATAGAATCTTGGTTTTTATTGTTACCTGAGAAACTTCCTGCGATACGGGAAAGTATATTAGGGGGTCTTTTAGCTGCACCTGTTTGCTTTAGGTTTCCTTGTCTACCACGCCTTTTAGTCGTGGGTCTAGCAGGCACCGTTTGCACTACGGGTTTACTTTCTCCTTCGTCTGGTGCTTCTCCTTCGTCTGGTGTTATGCCGTCTAGTGGGTTAACTTTTTCCTCAACAGTATTACCAGTAGGAGCGTTTGTTCCTAAAGGATTATTCGCTGGAAGAGGCGGTGGTTCAGTATTCGGTGATGTTGTAGGAGCAGGCGGTGGTGAACTTTTCGGAACTTGCCTATTCATGTTGTCATCCTGAACTTCATCAAAGAAATTACTCGCCATCCTTCTTAACGGCTTAAGCTGACTGTCTAATTCTAAAATAAGTTGACTTGCCGCCTGCTCAGTAAGTCCTTCAGTTTTAAGCTCTGAAGCCTTAATCTGCATCCGCATGACCTCTTTTTTAGTACCCTCATATTTAGTTTCGATGTTAGGTCTAAACCTTGAACCAAACATTCTTATCAATTCCTCTTGTTGCGATGGAGATAATTCATCCTGAGCAGAAGGCAGTTTTCTTCCTATATAATCCTGTATATCTTGATCAACAGAAGTCGTAATTGCACTTAGTACTTCTGCGTTTACTAATTCATTTAACTCTGCCAAATACTGCTCTGCTCGCTCCTCCAGCTTCTCACCTTCTTCTCTTACTCGGACTAGTCTATTAGTTTCTGACTTATCATCCATCAAGTCACGGACTCTATCTGATGCATAGAGAGCAAACTGTGCTAAACTAGATTTAAGCTGAGATTTTTTAATCTTAAGCTGTTCTTCTCCGCCAAGGTTTTCAAACTTGAATCTCTCAAGGTCTTTGCGAAGATTATTATCATACTCTTTGAGAGCCATATTAATTTCGGCTCTTCTGTTATCTGCCTTGGCTGCATACTTGTCTGCTCTCTCTGCAGCTAAAATACCGTCAAGAACACTGGTGTCAGCTTTGATTTGCTCATTATTCGAAGGGCCACGAGCTTGGTTACGGGTAACTCTCGCCTTAATATCATAAGGGCTTTTAAACTCACCCCTTGGTGCTAATCCTTGTAGTCTGGCTCTCATGTACAATTTATCCCATCGATTGAACAGATTTTATCTTTGGCCTCCTCCTCAGTATCATCATCGGAAAGCAAGTCTGAAATACCTCGAATCAACTGATCGCCCTCACTTCCCTGTTTAAGACCAAACGCATTCGCAACATCTGCTACTGGTTTATTGTCTCTGATTGCGGCAATTCCTGAGAAAATAGAACCAACGGAAATATCAAACTGGTCACCAAGTCCTTGTGATTGCGAATAGCCTACTGCGGCATTAGAAGCATCTTTAAGTTGTGGCGATACTGTCTTGGTTACTGCATCAGAACCACTACCAAGTCCAGCCTGTGTTGCCCCCACAAGTTCAATAGTTTCAAACAATTTTCTTTTTTGCGAGGTGTCAAGCGTGTCGTAAGAATTAACAAGCTCAATCATCTCGATCACCTCAGGGGCATTAGCGTATTTTGTATTTAGTCGATCAACAAAATCAACCAAATCAGTATCAAGATTATCAAGATCAGTTTGATTCTGGGTAGATGCACTTGCTATTGATGTCGGGTCTGACAAAAATTTATCAAGCACTTGGTTCATAAATGTGACAGTATCCTGTGCGTTCTTTAAGTCTAACTCACCTTTAAGCGCTGCAATAGCAGCTGTGTCTTCTACTAGTCCCATCAGATAATCGGTCTCATCAGGAGTCGAACCGACTTTTTCTGCTACCATATCTTTTAGCGTCTGAATCTCACGATTGTACCCTTCGCCAAGTTCCATCTTAAGATTAGTAAGACTATTTGCGTTGTTAAACTTGGTCGTAATTTTGGCCATTTCATTACCAAACTTATCTTCTGCAAGGGCTTCGTCTATGTCGCCTAACACACCCGCTTTATCTGAAGCAGCTCTTGCTACCGCATCAACTAAAAGTCTGTCTGTAGCATTATTAGTTCCAAAGCGACCTGCTCGCATTGCACCAAGCGTGTCTCCCCTCAATGCATCTGTGATGTCACGATATTTATTATTAGCATTTAGCTTCTGCGCATTTGCTAATGTCGTAGCAGCGGCATCTGATTCTGTGGCAAGTGTATCCGCAGCAGTATCAAGTGATGACTTTTGTGTTGTTCCAAGTAGTTCAACTGCGTCCTTGAACTCTAGGGCATTCTTTGTGGACATCTCTACTCGTTTATCCAAGTCCTTCCCTTCCTCTTCGTACATTGCCTTGTTTACCAGAAAAGGATCAGGTGCATTTATGATATCATCATCCGTGTTCATGATACCGTCTGGGCCAGCTTGCCTGCCGTAGTTACCAGAATTTAACTCATCTAATGCAGGTGTGTCTGATTCTGGCACTGCAATGCCATCATTATAAAACCCAGCTATTGTTCCAAACCCTTCATTTTCGTATGGATTGGTAAAGTACTCGGAATAGTTTGGTAGGAAGTCTTGGTAAAGTTGATTTAAATCAGCGTTTTCTCCTACATAAACTCCATCCTGAAATAACGCATAATTATTTGATATTTGCCTGCCCTCATCTTTGCCGAAAGTTTCGTAATGTTCCTTTCCAAATTCAGCAAGAGTTCTTGTGTCGCCTCCCATTTTTGCTGTGTTATAGCTCTGCAGCAGATCAGGATTATTTTTCACATAAGCTTCATAATTCTTTCCACCACCTGCTGACATTGTAAATCCATCTTCATTATTGGCTAGGAAGTATTGATTCCTTCCAGAAAAGTCATAAATACCTTTTTGATCATTTATGAAGTTAGCAAAAGCATCTTCCCCTGCTTTATTAAAGCCAGTAAAAAAATCATCTCCCAAGCCGTCTTCGCCAAACTTAGAAAAATCGTAATCTGTTATGTAATCTTCCTTTGCTTTTTTAGCCTTATCAAAACCGCCCGAGTATAATTTTCCAGCATTTGAATTTGGATCAAAACCCCTACTTGCTAAATAGTCATTTTTTTGATCGTCAGTTTTAAAGTAATTAGCACCATCATAATCATCCATGAAGGTGTTTAGTTTTCCTGCTCTCCTGCTACCTCCTAACATTTTATCCTCCTGCGCCTGTGGGTATTTTTTCCCCAATTTTGTAATTAAAGTTTTTAGAAAAAGAATTATTGTCAGCAATTTTTGACATAATTGATTGCTTAACATCCTCTAAATCGTAATCCAACTCCTGCCCCTCACGATAATTACCAAGCTTGTTAACTACTGCCAGCGGGTCTAAACTTGATCCTGATCCAAACTGAAAATCATTACCAAACAAGTTAAATGATAATGGCTGATCTGAAGCTTGTGGTCTTTGCGTGGAAGACTCTTTAAGGTCATCCATACTGATTGAACCGCCAAACAGTTTTTGCTTAGCCAAACGCTTGAAATTATTATTTCTTGTATCAATCACATTTTGCCCAGCCTGACCGAGTGCATTGTAGGCATCGGCTTTACGAGACATATTTTCAAAAGTTCCTAATTCCTCTAAAGCATTCCTTCTATCCACAAGTCTTCTTCTCTCGTTTTTGTAGTCACTCTGAAGCCTATCTCTACTACCTGCGGTATTAATATCTCCATACTCATATGTTGTGATGTCATCAGAAAGCTGCTCAAGGATCGACTTAGGATCATCCTCTGTGCCTAGAATGCCGTCTGGGCCAGCGTCATCTAGTGTATCGTCGGCTGTTCCAAAAATACCATCCGCACCCGCTGTACCCTTAATCAGGTTTTTGTCCTTCAGGGCTTGCATCTGTTGATTAAAGATTTGGTCATCTCGACTAAGACCTATAGCACCTTCAGTACCCGCATCTACTTCATTCCCTTGTGCATCAAAAAACTTCGTAGGCTTCACACTGTTCTCAATGACAGCATCAAGCTTAGAACCTATGTCATCCATTAGCTCACCTTCCTGCCTTTTAAACTGGAATGGTAAAATGTTAGACTTAGAAAAAGCTGATGTTATATCATCTGATGTTCCCCCAATTCCATCAGGGCCAACCTTTGTATAGTAGATAGATAAGTCTTCTCTATAGTCTGGATTTACTAAAGGTTTACCGTCTTCGCCAATCAAATAGGAACCATCAGGAGCCTGCAAGTAAGGCTTCTGAATCATATAGAAGGTTTGATCATAAATGTCACCTTCTGGATTGATTATGGGGTAGCCGTCGAGTTGAAGCTCATACAAGGTGTTACCTAGATTTGTCTCCTTTGCTTGTATCTTTGCGAGAACATTTGCATTTACAGCAGAGTTTATTCTTTCCTCTAGAGCTCGATAAGCTGCTGTGTTTTTCTGTAGCCACTTAAATGGATTATTTACTCCAAGTTTACCTAAAGTAGCATCCCAAGCAGAAGATAATCCCTTCATGCCAAGAGACATATTATCTTGAGCAAAAGACAATGCATTTGAGACTGCTGTTGCTGTGGCAGCACTCTGATCTGTTATTGTTTGACCTGCTGTATTTGAAATAGGATTCCAAGGTCTGTAGGGAGTTTGTTCTCCATCTTCAGGATTGACACCTTCAGATTGCAATATAGCTAGAATCGCATCATCTCGCTTAATTTGCGCCTCGCTTTCACTCATTCCACTAGCAAGGTCTTCAATATACTGATCTAAAACACCCTGCATATCAGTTATCTCTTCTGTTGTCTCAGTAAGATCACCAGCGTCACCAGTGCCATCAGTGTTATCAGTTTCACCAGTGTTATCACCATCTCCCACAGGAGTAACAGTCTTTGTCGCTTTTTCTTGGTTGCCACTCATTGCCCCCACATTGATTTCGTATTCTGCTTCCTCTTCAGTCAAATTTCCTGTGCTGTATATATTCCCATCAGGATCATAAACAGTATATGTGCCATCTGCGACCTGTTGTGAGAACCAGCCTTCTGTATTAACAGAACTAGCATCGGAACTAGCGTCATTACTAGCATCGGAACTAGCATTATCATTTGTAGAAGTTGACGCTTCTTTGACCTCCCACTTACCGTCTTCAGTAGCCTCCCATACTTTAGCAGTACCTTCTGGAGTTAGATCATAGTAAGTCCAAGAATCATCATTATGACTGTATAAAAAATTAGCACCGTCACTTTCTCTTTTAACCTCAGTCAGCCAACCAGTATCCTCCTTGAATATCAGGCGGTTTCCGTCACCATCTCTGTCATTTGCAAGATAATGCCATTTATGTAAAAGGCTAAACCTCCACACACCAGCAGCTGAATCTTCAGGGTTCTCAAAGATGTTCGGACTTTCGAAAAAGTAATCGAGGTCTCCATTGGTAATTTCAACATTCCACCCATTCTTTGGGACTACATCTCCTACATTGTAATCCTTGTATCTGTCTTCCTGAATATCAATTGATGACAATGTGATGTAGTCGTTTTTATCGTGGAAAATAAGCTCTTCTATTGAATCCTCTCCTATAGGCTCCCCATCCCATAAAAACATATTATCTGCAAAAGAAATTTTTCCTGTTTTCTGGGTATATAATTGTATTTGATCACCTACAGAATCACTTATCTTCCCGTATAAAATTTTACCGTCATTTTCTATAAGCACTGAATCCTCTGCCTTTGTATAATCCACTACTGTCTCACCACTTTCATTAGTAGTTATCAAGGACATTGGGTCAGCAGGCTGGATCACCATATCATAACCTACGAAAGTTGAATCACCGTCTTTAACCTTTAATGCAATAACCTCTAGATTGGAATTAATTGGACTTTTATTTGTATATCCCAAACGGACTTTGCCTGTGAACTCTAAGTCATCAGCGACAAATTCATAGGGAACTTTTTGTTTTTCTACTCCATCCCCTACAACAGTCTGCAGGATTTGCTCCTCACCTACTGTGTACAATCTATTATCAAGCTGAAACTTGCCATTTACAACTGTAGCTAAATAAGCATTTTCTGGCAATACCCGTCCATCTGCGTACTGCTTTTGCATATTCGTATCAACTGTAAATTTACCATCCTTAATTGTACCTACATAATGGTTACCCTCATATTCACTGAGGTTTTGCTCTCCTGTGTAATCAGACATCCTAGTTGATCTTCTTGTGCTATTTATATATGATTCCTCTATTTCCTTAATATTAGGAATCATATCAGTGTTGATATTATGTAAACCATAACCTGAATTTAAAGTTCCGCTGCCCCCTGCCATTCTAGAGGCAATGAATATTAGCTGGTCATGCAGAGTCTTGCTAGGATAGCTACCACCATAGACACTCCAGTCGTAAATCTCTTTACCGAGTAAATCCTTGGCGGTACCTGTTTTTGACCACTCTATAAACTCTGCTGAAAGAGCCATCTTACCCGTTGTTGGTTACATCGTCATCTAAGATCAATGATCCGTCTTCATTCTCTCCTAATACCTCGTAGTCCTTATCACCTATCCTGATATACTCCTTACCGTCCTCTGCACGGATTTCCTTGATTTCATCAAGAGGTGACTCCGATAAACTTACCTGCCCTACAGATACTTGTCCCAAACTTACCTGCCCCAAGGATACTTGTGCTATCTCTTGTGGCTCAGGTTGTGGCTCCTCGACTGCTTGAGGCTCAGGTGCTTCCTCAGCTACTGGTTCTTCTGTAACCTCTTCTACGACAGGTTCTACCTCCTCGTACTCAGGCTCAGGCTCAGGTTTAAGTGGCTCGACAATAAGCTTACCATTGTCATCAGTAATTTTGGATTCACGAATATGCTCATCCTGTCTTTCACCTATGACCAACCATGAGATTGTTGCTGTAGACTCAGTGTTTTGGCATTCAATAATTAATTTATTGCCTTCCACTTTTCCGCGCACGGCATCCCAGTCATTTTCATTAGATGTAAACACTTGGATGTCACGATTGAGTGCAACAAAAGTTCCTTCAGTCATTCCAGATACTGCATCAATATTTACTTCAGCTTTACCTGCTACCAATTCAATCTTACCTCGATAGATATTGTCAGCTTGTGGGCCTTCAATAAAAGAATGAACTAAGTGATGAGTTTCTGATTTCTCAGGTAATGGATGATCAATCTTAAAAGTTCCAGAACCCTTTGATACATTACCTACCACTTCTAAATCTTTATTGATAAGTACATCACCATTTCCATCAATGATCATTCTTTGGTAACTAGAGGAATTTGCTGATGATATGTTGTTTGTTGGTGCTGTACCAAAAACAATACTTGTAGGACAAACCATCGAACTTGTACCCCAACCAAAATACAACTTGTTCTGTGTTGAATCAGAGACATGCATCATCATGTTTACAGGGTTAGCGTTATTATATCTGACACCTCCCACCCTTGATGATTTGATTGTATTATCTGCTCTTGTTCCTGAGCTGTTAGAACCTAAAGCTAAAGTAGCATCGCTAGCTACATCTAGTGTGAATATTGGACTCGTAGTACCAATACCGACATGGCCTGTGCCTAAATCGGCTACAAAAATATTGTCAGTTCTGCTGCTATTGTCATCTTTTCGACTGTTGATTTCAAATTTACCATCATCAACCTGAATTTGCGCTCGCTTGTCATCTGTAGCACCTGCGGTATCTTCTATGCAAATTATCGCAGCATTAGAAGCAAGATGCATAAGTCTATCAGGATCCGTAGTACCAATACCTACTCGGCCGCTGTTAAAATATGTAGGATTATTATCAACAGAACTAAGCCTGATCTTTGTATTGCCGTTTGGTTGCTTAAGATAAAGCTCCAGACCATCTGTAGCAGCACCTTGTTCCGAAATAAACAGACCTCCTAAACTACCTCCTTGATCATCAAGTATATGACATCCATATTTACTTCCAGAGGCTTGTATTTCCAAAGGGTGATCAGGACTCGTAGTACCAATACCGACATTGCCGTTGTAATATGCACCGCTGGTATTCTCTGCCCAGATTCCTCCGCCACCTAATTGATCAACGGTAGCCAGATCAGCACCATTTAATTTAGCTGTTCCCTGTATATCTAAGGTAGCACTAGGACTCGTAGTACCAATACCGACTCGGCCACCAGCTCTTTGAAGTAATAGGTCATCTCCTTTGTTACTGATTCTTACTCCATAATCAGTTGTGGTATTATCTGACATTTTAATATCCACATACGGATCAGTTGAAACCAGCCGTAAATTAGCATCATTTGTGCCTGAATTTATTTCCAACTTCGCACTAGGACTCGTAGTACCAATACCTACCTTGCCATCAGCATTGATCATCATCTTGGTACTTAGATTGTCATCAGGATTGTTTTCATTCGTCTCTAGATCGAAATTCATCACGGGATGTGTGTTCCCACGACCTGATTCACCTGAGTAGTTGGAGCTTACTCTGATTCTAGCTGAATATGCTCTGGATCCATCACCATCGTCTCTTAACTCCCATCCGTTTGCCTGAAATAAAATTGCTGGCGGGTCATTACTTTGATTTACTTCTGCGGAATCAGGATTTATCAACCTCAACCCAGTTGTATCATTTGTTGAAATATCAAGTTTGTGCTGCGGATTCGTAGTACCAATACCTACATTGCCGCCATTAAAATATGAATCACCACTTGTGTCTAGGACTACTTTCTGGTCACCCTCGTCCATCATGCTGAGGTAAGCCGTGTCTAGCTCTGTACTGCTTCGCCTTCCTAAGGAAAATAAATTATAATCATCACTTCCGATGAACATTCTTTTATCATCACCTTTAATGTGAAATGCCTCGTCAGGACTCGTAGTACCAATACCTACATTGCCGCTGGTATCTATAGCTAATTTTGTAACCGCATTGGTAACAGAAGTACCATATCCGATAGCAAAGTAATTGTCTTGATTAAGACCAGACCACCAAAAATTAGCACCAGTTCCAGCATTACCTGCATTTTTAAAAGCTATTATACATTCACCAGTATTAGCAGTATCTGTATTTTCTATTAATATACCGCCAGTATAACTAGAACTATTGCCACCTCCTGTACTTTTATTGAGATGTAATTTAAAACTAGGATTCGTAGTACCAATACCAACGTTGCCGTCGGAGTCGATGCGCATTGCTTCTACAGGAGATGTTGTTGCCGCAAGCCCTTGAATTAAATTAAAGGTCATAGCTGCATTATTGCCATCACCACGCCATGTTGTGCCAGCGTTAATGACATCAATAGAACCAACCAATCCTGTGGAATCAGTTGAAGCATCATCTGAAAAATATTCAATACTTCCTACAGTCTTATAATCGTCAAGCACTGCTGCGCTTCTCAATCGCAAGGTTGCTCCACCATCATTACTTGCCTTCTTAAGATCCAAATTTACACTAGGATTCGTAGTACCAATACCTACGTTGCCGCCGTCTATTACAAAATTCTTAGCGTTCCCGTCAAGGTCTTTAGAATAAATTAAGTTACTTCCTTCGGCTGCAGTAATCTGAAAATATCCATTTTGAGAATTTGTGTGTCCTACCTTATTTCTTTCAATTCTAAAGTTGGCAGTTTCGGTATGTTTTATATGAAGCTTATGATTACTAGCAGGAGTCGTAGTACCAATACCGACGTTGCCGTTTGGATCAATTGTTAATGCTGTACCACTTCCAAAAGTTTCATTACCTGTATTCAATCGCAAGCTTTTGCCTGCCCCCGACTGAAGTACTGCTGAAGCATTATCGTAATCATAACCAACAAAAGCGGAGACATTAGCTCTAAAACCTATATAAGATGTAGCGCTAGAACCTTCTGGGTCAATATTAACAGCGTTTCCGGTTTCTGAAATTGTCAATTTACTAACAGGATTCGTAGTACCAATACCTACGTTGCCGTCGGAGTCTATGGTCATCCTCGTTGTGTTTACAGTACCATTTTCAAAATGAAGATTTTCTGAATCGTCAGTTCTTATTCTCGCAAGATTACCATCAGTGTTCTTGAATATCATATTTGGGCCGACGGTAGTTGAATTTGCTTCCAAAACAATTTGATCAACTACTGTCGATAATATATGTAGAGGTTTTGTAGGATTCGTAGTACCAATACCTACATTACCACTACCATCTACTGAGATGGCTGCACTCGACCCTCCAATAATATCAACTAGTGCATTTACCTTATTCATAAGGTTGGCAAAGTTGTCATCTAAGTCTTCGTGAGTTAAAGGAGATGTCTCTAATGAGCGTATCTTAATCAAGTCAATATCGTCTGCGGAAACTTGATATGGTGTGGAATAAGGTATGGTCAGGTTCGTAATGCTCATGATATCTAATTTATTAGGTTACAGCAATTTCGTCAAGTTCTGAGGTTATAATAAAGCTGGTATAAGTTTAGTGTTTTTGGATACGCCATCTAACTTGGTATTGTTGTTCATGGCAGTGTCGATTTGGGGTGAAATATATTGTACTAGTTCTCCAGTGTCTTGCACCATTGGCTGATCGCCACTTTGCGCAAATAATACACTGGTTCCATCATCTCTGTAAATTCTTGCTCCTGTAATGACAAGAGGAATACTTCCTGTATTCTGTAATTTTATGTCAGCATTATCAGTATTGATTCGGTAGTTCATGGCATCAATGGCAGTGATTGCATTGAACCATTTTTCAATACCTGTGGTAGTAGTAGACTGGTAGACCGCAAACGCATACAACTCTCTGGAATCTGCGAATCCATCACCATCAGAAATATCTATCTGAACATTAGGATAGTCTGCACTGAGAGTAGTAATAGTGCTTCCATCGATTCCATTGTCATTGTAAACAGTGTCTGCTTGTTGGTCTGCCTTAAAACTGATACCCACGCTGGTTGCGATACCGAATGCTTCGTAAGCAAGGAATGCAGATGTCCCTGCTTGGCAAGTAATTCGCAGACGAATGTTATCTCCCACACTTACTTCCTGCCCTGTATATGTCCCAGAAGATGTAACTTTGTTCCCTGCTGTTCCTGCTACAACCAAGTTTTCTACCTCTATGCTTTTGGTTATATTGTAAAGTTGTAGAGTTGCAGATGCTTCTACATTAGTGACCTCCCAAGGAAGAACAGCAGTGTCCTTAAATGTTCCTATTACTTCTGCGTTATTTAAAAGTGTGGCAGAACCACTTGTAAGAATATTGCCAGTAAAAGTAGTGGCTTTAATTGTTAGAGTATTACCGCTAATTGCAAATGTAGAAGCTGCACTTGCGTCCACCACCACATCATAAGAACCTGCATCAATGGTGTCCCCATCTCTTGACACTAATGGTGATGCTTCTCCTGCATAATTATCAACAAGGTAAGATTTTGCTATGTCGTAGAATTTCTGCGGAGTGTCTATTAAAGTATACCCATCTACAGTAGCCTTAGATGCTTCAGATACTACCTGATCTGGAGTCATTTTAATTGTGCTTTGCAAAGTATCGAGTCCAACTAAACCTTCGGCAAAATCAGTAATAGTTTGGTTGTATGCAATTATAGAAAATGGAACCTCTGAATTGGAGTTGGTACGAGAATCAGTAGTAATGGTTTTATTGATGTAATTAATTACCTCGACCAAAACATCTTCGTCCAAATTGCCAGTCTGGTTGACTCCACTGTAGATCTTATCAGATCTATCATCTTGGCTTTTTGGCCCTAATGCTCTGTTGCCACTATCTAAATCTTTAGCGTAATAGGAATAGGTTAATTCGTTACCATCTAAATCTTCGACTACTAAACTTATAGGTCTGACGCATTTGAGATACATGAAATTATTTCTGCCGGCATCAAGTGCGACTCGCAATCTATCAGAAAACCCTTTGATGGTAATTGTCTCTCCACTTGATTGAGTTCTAGTAACATTAATTATGTCGAAGTCATGTAAGTTTGGGCCTGTGTCGAAGTTCTCAAAAGTCAGTGGTGGGAATGGTGAATTATAACTCTGGAATCCTCCTTTTTTAAATTTAAAGATTCCGACATTCCATCCGCTTTTTGTGAAGACCCTAGACTCCAAAGTCTCTCCATCGAAAGTTAAATTGTAAATATTTATTTTTGCGTCACTTGTCGAGTTAGTGGACTCAATCCTGAACTGAGATGTGTTCGTGTTTGATGATCCCTGCTTTGCAAGGTTGTAGAAAATCCCACTATTGACTGTGACTGTTGCCCCATTTGCAGTACGCAAAGTTGCAGTAGTACGAATTATTCCACCATTCCATAAGAATGTAGAATTGCTACCAAACGAAATCCCAAAGGTATTATACATTTGCCCAGTCAAATTCTCATTGGGTAGATCAATTCCTACTCCGACAGAGTATTTATTTTTTCCATTTGCTGTAGTTTTGACACCTAAGTTCAATGTGCCTGTCACTGTAAGTGGGTGTCCACTACCTGCGTTGATCGCTTGCTTCATCACTTGCAAGGTCTCATATGCAGGATCAATACTAAGTGTTCCTTGAATCTCTAAAAAATGAGTTGAGGCAATAGTATAAGTAGTGTGATTTCCGCGAACTGTAGTAGTCACTCCTGTCACTCCATTCAGCCCACTAAGGTCAGTGTC